ACCGGCCAAGATCGCGCCACGGTTTCAGGGTCGATCTGAGGGGGTCCGCTGGAGCGCCGGCCAACGAAGAAGGGCGCCGCCCGCAGTGGACGACGCCCCGATGATGCACCTCCGCGGCCTCACGGCTTGAGGCTCCGCCCCAGAGTGCCGGCGAGGGCCTGGCGGACGTGGCCGGCAGTCAGCTTGGTGTCCGGGTTGGCGACGGCGAACAGACGCAGCCGGCCGAGCGGGGAGTCGGGGGCGGGGGGCTTGTCGGACAGCTCGGCACCAGCGATCTGGAGCGCGAAGTCGAGGTCGGTGTCTTTGCTCATGAGGGCCAGCGTAAGCGGTAGGACTGACAGCCGGCACTGGATTACCGGGGCGCGGCAGCGCCCCCAGGTCGTCAGTTGCTCTGCTCTGTGGCGCCCTCCGGGCGCCCCTGCGGCTTCGCTCCCTGCAACCCCTTCGCCGTCGCCTCAAGTCCTGGTGGCCGCCGCCAGGCGGCCCAGCCTCAAAGCCTCGGTGTGTAAGTGTGGCGACGGTCACGTCGAGGGCCTGCAACAAACCAAGATCAACTTCCTACCAGTAAGTGTAAGAGTAAGTAGTAAGGCGAAGTAGCAGGCTGGAGGCCCTGTCGGGCCTCGCTTACCGAAGCCACTTACTCCTTACGTAAGTACTCCCTCGGGTTGACAGCTCATGGCAGCCGCCTGTTCAGGCGGGACGTCACCGAGGGCTCAACTTCCACGTCGGGGGTGATTCGATGCCGAACTGGGAAGGGTCCGACAGGCGCTCGCGCCTACCGAAGGACTGGCCCAAGATCCGGCTCCGGGTCCTGCGGCGAGACGGAGGGCAGTGCACCGCGCTGACTGAAGCGGGTGAACGCTGCGACTCGCTCGCATCCGACGTGGACCACATCCGCCCAGGAGACGATCACAGCCTCGCGAACCTTCGCTCGCTGTGCTCCTGGCACCACCGCCAGAAGTCCTCCCGCGAGGGAGCTGAGGCCGCGCACGCCAGGCGTCGCGCGATCCAGAAGCGCTTCAAGCGGACCGAGGCCCACCCCGGCCTCCTGTAAGACCGCGCTCCAGGTGCCTCCCCCGCCTGTCGAGCGTGTGCGCCCCCGAGCCCTCCTCTCCTCGGGTGTGGCGCCGGCCCCTGACTCACCACCAGGCGGCCGAGAGGGTCGGTAGCTCAGTTGGAAGAGCGGCGGAGTGAAATCCCGCAGGTCGCAGGTTCGAGTCCTGCCCGACCCACTGGCAGTGATGGCGGCACCACTGACACAAACAACTCGCCCGTCCGCGCCTACCGGGCCGCGCGTCACCAACGCCCGGAATTCGTTTTCAAGGAGGTGCATCCGATGCTCTGTACTGGTTGTCCCGGCCCCTGCGCCGGCTGTCCGCTCGCCGGCCTTCGGTGAGCGGCTGGACCTGGGCGTGGATCGCCTGGCTCGGCGCCTTCGTGGCGATCGAGGGTAAGGCCCTGTTCAACAAGACCAAGGGCGACACCCTCTCCGAGCACGTCTGGAAGTGGTTCGCGACGCAGAAGGTCGGCAACGACCCGACTGGCTGGGTTCGCCTGCGGCGGTTCACGCTGCTCGCGTTCATGGCCTGGCTGTCCGTCCACTTCCTGACGGGAGGCAAGTTCTGAACGTCCTCTACTTCACGTCGCCGGCTTGCCGGCCCTGCCGCTCGTTCGGGCCCCTGCTCAAGCAGGAGCTCGGCGAGCTGGGGGTCGAGGCGGAGACGGTCCTCATCAACACTTACGCCGGCCTGGCGAAGGCCGACTCCTACGGCGTGTCGAGTACTCCGACCGTCGTGATCGAGCGGGACGGCGAGGAGATCAGCCGCTTCACTGGGGCCCTCCTTGGTCAGTCACTGAAGGACGCGCTGAGCGTTCTCCGTTGAAGGGAGGTGACCGGTGGGCGCACGAGGCCCCATCCCGAACCGTGAAGACGACCTCGCGCGCCCCCGGTCGCGTAAGGGTTCGGACGAGCAGGAGACCAAGAAGGGCCAGATGCGGCCGGTGCGGGTTCCCCGCGCTGATGCCGACTGGCACCCGGCTGCGAAGCAGCTCTACGACTCGCTGAAGAAGTCCGGCCAGTCCGACTTCTACCAGCAGTCCGACTGGGCGTACGCCTGGGCGCTGATGGACGACTTCTCGCACTACAAGAAGTCCTCGAAGCGCTCGGCACAGATGGCCCAGACCCTGTACTCCGCCCTCGGCAACCTCCTGGTGACCGAGGGAGACCGGCGCCGTGTGCGCATCGAACTTCAGGAGCCCGAGCCGGAAGAGACGCCGGCCGCGGTCCTGGCCATCGCCGACTACAAGAAGGAGCTCGGGGTGGATTGATCCCCGAGGGGGTGCGTTGTGGCAGCTCAAGCCGTCCTCACCCCCGAGGAGATCGACCTCCTGGAGCCGTCCTTCATCGGCCCCACCTGGCAGAAGGACGCCTTCGGGCGTTGGGTCCTGCCGGACAAGACGCTCGGCTGGCAGATCGCCGGCTGGTGTTCGGAGTGGTTGCTCGCCGAGGACGGCGGGCCCTGGAAGTTCACCCGCGAACAGCTCCGGTTCGTCCTCCACTGGTACGCCGTTGACGAGAACGGCCGGTTCAAGCACCGCAAGGGCGTCCTCCAGCGGATGAAGGGCTGGGGCAAGGACCCCCTGCTCGCCGTGCTGTGTCTGGTCGAGCTGGTCGGGCCGTCGCGCTTCTCCCACTGGGACGAGGCCGGCGACCCTGTCGGCGCCCCTCACCCGCAGGCGTGGGTGCAGGTCACCGCGGTGAACCAGTCGCAGACCACGAACACCATGTCGCTCATCCCGTCGCTGATGTCGGACGCCTTCAAGGCGAAGTACGCCATCAAGGACGGCGCGGTCCTCATCCGCGCCAACGGCGGTAAGCAGCGGCTCGAAGCCGTGACGTCGTCGTACCGCGCCCTCGAAGGCAAGCGGACGACGTTCACCCTGCTCAACGAGACCCATCACTGGGTGCAGGGCAACAACGGCCACAAGATGTACGAGACGATCGACGGTAACGCGACCAAGAAGGACAGCCGTTACCTCGCGATCACGAACGCCTACCTGCCCGGCGAGGACTCTGTCGCCGAGCGGATGCGCGAGTCGTTCGACAAGATCCGTGAAGGCCGCATGGCCGACATCGGGTTCGTCTACGACTCGATCGAGGCCCACCCGAAGACCCCGCTGACGGCCGAGTCGCTGCGCATCGTCATCCCGAAGATCCGGGGCGACGCCGTGTGGCTGAACGTCGAGTCGATCATCGCGTCCGTCATGGACGCCACGATCGCTCCGTCCCGCTCGCGCCGTATGTGGCTGAACCAGATCGTGGCCGAAGAGGACGCGATCTACGGGCCGGCCGAGTGGGACCCGCTCCTCGACGAGGGCAAGTCGCTCAAGCCGGGGGACGAGATCGTCCTCGGGTTCGACGGCGGCAAGAGCTCGGACAGCACAGCCTTGGTGGCTCTCCGCGTGCGCGACATGCACGTGGTGCTGCTCAACATCTGGGAGCACCCGGAGGGCGAGGCCGCCAAGGACTGGACGGTCCCCCGGCACGAGGTCGACTCCGCGGTGCACGAGGCGTTCCGCCTCTTCAACGTGCGTGCGTTCTTCGCGGACGTCGCCCTGTGGGAGTCGTACATCGCCGACTGGTCGGAGACGTACGGCGACCAGCTCGGGGTGAAGTCCCCGGTCGGTAAGGACTCGATCGGCTGGGACATGCGTGGCTCACAGAAGACCGTGACGCTCGCGCACGAGCGGCTGATGCGGACCATCTTCGACAAGAAGCTGTCCCACGACGGCGACTTGACGCTGCGCCGGCATGTGCTCTCGGCTCGCCGGCGCACCAACAACTACGGCATCTCCTTCGGCAAGGAGAGCAAGGACTCACCGCGCAAGATCGACGCCTACGCGGCGCTGATGCTCGCGCATGAGGCTCTGTACGAGCTTCGCACCCGCGGCAAGAAGGTCCGGAAGCGGACTGGGCGCGGTTACTTCATGTAGACCTGTGCAAGTGTAGCGAAAGGTGGTGAGGCATGGCTGACCCGCTGAAACTGGCGAAGGAACTGCTCGCCATCCTCGATCGTGACGAGGCCCGCCTGGAGCGTATCGACCGCTTCATCCGGGGCAAGCATGACGACCCGTACATGCCGCCCCAGGCGGACGACGAGTACAAGCTCCTCGCGAAGCGCGCGGTGTCCAACTGGATGCCGCTTCTGATCGGTACGCCGGCCCAGGCCCTGTACGTGGACGGCTTCCGGCCGGGACGTACCGAGGGCCTGCCCGTCGAGCTCTCCTCGAAGAGCCCGGCCTGGTCGCACTGGCAGCGCTCGCGTATGGATGCCCGGCAGGCTGCGGTCTACCGGGGCGCCCTCGGCTTCGGTCACTCCTTCGTCCTGACGGAGAAGACCAAGAAGGGCGTCATCTCGAAGGGCCTGTCGGCCAAGAAGACCGCGGCCCTGTACGAGGACCCGGCGAACGACGACGAGCCGTACGCCGCGCTGACGGTGGTGTCCTGGCCGAAGGGCGACGTGCGCGGCAAGGCCCGCATGTGGGACGCCCGGCGCGAGTACTGGGTGACGTTCAAGACGCTGGCCGACCTCGACTCGGTTCGGGTCGGTAGCAGTAAGCTGCACGGCTCCTCGGAGTGCCCGGTCACGCGCTTCGCCGCGCAGGTCGACCTCGAAGGCCGGACGGTCGGCGTGGTCGAGCCGATGATCCCGCTTCAGAACCGGATCAACCAGACGATCTTTGACCTGCTCGTCGCGCAGACGTACACCTCGCATGAGGTGCGGTACGCGACCGGCATGGCGCCGCCCCTCCTGATGGAGTGGGTGGACGAGCAGGGCAACGTCACCACCGACCCCGAGCTGGCGGTCGACAGCCGGCCCAAGCTGGGCCCGGACGGCAACCCCATGCCGGCCCCCATCAACCACAACGCCAGGCGCTTCCTCTTCGCGGAGGACCCGGACGTGAAGTTCGGCTCCCTGCCGGCCGGTCCGATCACCCCGCTGATCGAGTCGGTGGACATGTCCATCCGGCACCTGGCCGCGATCAGCCAGACCCCGCCGCACCACCTGCTGGGGCAGATCGCCAACCTGTCCGCCGAGGCCCTGCTCGCCGCCGAGACGGCGCTGAGCCGGAAGATCACCGAGTTCCAGTCCCTCTTCGGAGAGTCCTGGGAGAGGGTCTTCCGGATCGCCGCCGAGATGGAGGGCGACTCCGAGGGCTTCGACGACTACAGCGGCGAGGTCCAGTGGCGCGACATGGAGTCCCGCTCGCTGGCGCAGGCTGCTGACGCGCTCGGCAAGCTCCGCGAACAGCTCGGCATCCCGGCCCGCGGCCTGTGGAAGCGAGTGCCCGGAGTGACCCAGACCGAGTACGAGGACTGGGAGGAACTGGCCGAGGAGGACGACTCCGTAGGCCAGCTCGCTACCGCCCTGACGCGGGCGACCCCGTCCACCGATTCGGTGCAGACCGCCCGTGAGGTGGCGGTCGCGTGACCAGTCCAGCCCGACAGGCTGAGGCTGATCGCGCTGCCATCGCGTTCCAGACGGCGCTGACCCAGATCGGGGCCGGCACCGTCGCGGAGGCGCTGACGCTGTGGGAGGACGTCCCGGCCACAAGCCGGGCGTCCACCGCCGCCTCCTGGTTGAGGCGGGCCATCACGTTGGTGATGGGGCGTAGGCGCCAGTCCCGCGACCTGGCCCGCGCGTACTACCGCCTGGCCCGTGCCCTGCGCACGGGTACGACGGTGGCCGATCCGTACCATCCCGAGCCCACGTACATCACGCTCGATGTACTGCGCGACGAGTTCAACGCCTTGACCGGAGGCGCTGAGCGCCCCCAGGAGGGGCGTACAGACAGCGCCACTACCGAGGAGACGGACTCCGCCTCGTCGGCCGCGACCAGCGAGCCTGGGGAAGCCGACGAGGCGGTTCTCGACAACCCTGACCTGGCGGAAGAGGAAGACCTCGACCGCATCCTGGTGGAGGAGATCGAGGGCCTGCGCGAGGCCGAGGAGCAGATCGAGCGCGAGGCCGAGGAAGAGCTTCGCACCGTGCTGGAAGCCCTCGGGCCTGACAACCTCCAGAAGAAGGTCGACAAGATCGACGGCGCCCGGAGCGCTGACGAGGTCGACGAGCTTCGGGACCAGGCCCATCGGGAGGCCGGCGCGCGGCAAGCCGCAGCCGCTGAGCGTGTCGCCATGAACGGCGGTCGCTCGACGGTCTGGAACCACACGCAGCGCGACCGCCGAGCCATCGGCTACATCCGACTCTCGCGTACCGGAACCCCTTGTGGGTGGTGCGCGATGCTCATCAGCCGTGGTCCCGTCTACCGCTCCGCTCGCTCAGCCGAGTACGCGGACGGCGACAAGTACCACGACAACTGCCACTGCTACGCCGAGCCTGTGTTCTCGCGCGAGCAGTACAGCAGCTCGTCCGCATACGAGCTGAATCGCCGGTACGAGGAGCTGTGGCCCAAGGTCACACGCGGCCTGTCCGGCAAGGCGGCAGTCGCCGCCTGGCGCCGGTTCATCCGGCAAGAACAGAAGGCCGCAGCCCAGGAGGCTCGGCGATCCCAAACGAGCGTCCAGGAGGCGTGACAGTGCCCGAGCAGGAAACCCCCAGCACCGAAGAGACCACCCCGGAAGAGACCGTCGTGACGCCCCCGGAGGGCGAGACCCCCAAGGGCGACGAGGGCTCCACCGAGGAGAAGCCGGCCGAGGAGAGCGTGCCCCCGGAGGTGCTTCGCAAGAAGCTCACCGACGCGAACGCCGAGGCCGCGAACTACCGCACCAAGCTCCGTGAGACGGAGGCCAAGCTCTCCCAGGCCAAGACCCTGGAGGAGTTCGAGGCAGCCACGTCCGAGCTGCGCGGACAGGTCGAGGCACTGGAGCGGCAGATCCTGCTCAACAACGTGGCAGCCAAGTACGAGCTGCCCGCCGCCCTGGCCAAGCGCCTTTCGGGCGCCACCGAAGCGGAGCTGGAGGCTGACGCGAAGGAGCTCCAGAAGCTCGTCGTGCCGGCCGCTCCGGAGTCGCTGTCCGGTGGCCTGAGCCCCGACGACGGGGAGGACTTCGACCCCGTCAAGGCCGCTCGGCAGGCGCGCAAGCGCCGCTACTGACCCATCCCCCGGTGTGCAAGTGACGCACGCCGAGCCTCCCTGCATCCTCTACTGACAGGAGATCCAACCAGTGCCGTACACCGAGCACGATGTCATCAAGCCGGAGAAGATCGCCGCGACCGCGGCGGTCGCTCTGGAAGAGTCCCTTGTCGTCCCCGCCGTCTTCCAGCGCGAGGGCATCGACCAGTTCAAGGGCGCCAAGGGCGACGCCATCAACATCAAGGTCGAGGGAGTCCTCCCTTACCGCACGTACGGGTGGCGCAACGACCGCTCGACGGAGATCCAGTTCGACACCTACGCCGAGAAGACCGTCCAGGTCACCTTCGGCGACGACGTCTACTCGGGTGTCCAGCTCACCGACGAGCAGAACGACTTCGACCTGAACGGCTGGGCCAAGCTCATGGCCAAGCAGACCGAGGCGGTCGGCAAGGGCCTGGAGTACGAGGCCGTCGACTACCTGCTCAACGCGCCGTACTCGGTGACCCTGGGTGGCGCCGTTTCCGGCCGCTCCCTGCGGAAGACCCTGATCCGGGCCCGCGAGGTCATGAACAAGTTCCGCGTCCCCAAGGAGCAGCGGACCCTCCTGGTCGGTTCCGGCTGGGAGAACGAGCTCCTGTCCGACCCGGACCTGAACCTCGCTTCCAACGTCGGTGACGCCGAGGCTGTCTCCGCGCTGAAGGAGGCCACCCTCGGTCGCCGGTACGGCTTCAACATCGTCACCTCCGACGAGCTGCCGGCCGACACCGCGGTCGCCCTGGTCTCCAGCGCGTTCATCTTCGCGACGGGCGCCCCGTCCGTCCCGCAGTCCGTCCCCTTCGGTGCCGCCGCGTCGTACAACGGCGTCGCGCTCCGCTGGATTCGCGACTACGACGCGACCCGCCTGACGGACCGCTCGATCGTGAACACCTACAAGGGCTTCCGCATCGTCGAGGACTTCCTCGTCGGCCGCGACGCCCAGACCCCGAGCCAGGGCTTCGTCTCGGAGTACCAGCACTTCGTCCGCGCGATCCGGCTCGACCTGGACGCGACCGAGGACGTTCTGCCGGACCCGGACGGCCCGGACGCCAAGCAGCAGGAGCTCGCTGCGATCACCGGCATCGCCGGGACCGCTGACGGCGCCTCTGTCTGATCTGGCTGAGTGAGCGGGCGGGGTGTGCAAGTGACGCACGCCCCGCCCCTCCCCGTGAGCGAAGGAGAAGAAGACTTGGCGAACTTCGCCACACTCGAAGAGCTGAAGGCTCGCCTCGACTGGACGCTCGACGCTGACGAGGAGCGCATCGCTACCTCGGCCCTGGAGGACGCCTCCGACCTGGCCTGCATGTACGCGGGCCGCGAGTGGCCGGACGCCTCCGCGCCGCGCATCGTCAGGACGCTGGTCCTGAAGGCGTGCAAGCGCTACATGAACAACCCCTCGGGCTACACCCAGTCCCGAGCCGGCGACGAGACGCTGGGCTGGGGCGACGACCAGGGCGAGAACGCCGGCACCGTCTACTTCAGCAACGACGAGCAGAAGCTCCTCCAGGAGATCGGCGGGCGCAAGCCGGGCCTGGTCTCCGCGCAGGTCTCCGCCTGGAACTCCGTACGCCGGCCCGTCACGGCCGGCCTGGTCCCGGTCGCCCAACCGGCCCCGGACGCGAAGCCGTTCCCCCTCTTCTCGGATGAGGTGGAGCCCTGGTGAGCTCGATGCAGCGCAGGCGCGGCCTGAAGGCCAAGGTCTGGAAGACCAAGACGGTCACCGACAACCGCGGCAACGAGGTTCTGGTCGCCGATGCGGACGGCCCCTACGAGGTGACCTGCGCGCTGATTCCGCAGCGCTCGGCCCGAGCCGAGGTCCCCGGCCAGCAGCAGATCAACATCACCCGCATGATCGTGGACGCCCACATCGAGGGCGTCACCCTCTGGTCGCGGGTCGAAGTGCTCGGCTCCGTCTGGGACATCGTCACCCCGCCTGCCTACCACCACGGCGAGCGCAAGACGCGGCACTGGTCGATCGACATCCGCGAGAGGCCGAGCTGATGGCCTACATCTACAAGGGCCTCGACGGCAAGAAGATGTCCGAGATCATCGCCTCCCTCGACGAGGTGCAAGGCGAGATCTGGGAGCGCACCTTCGAGATCGCGGCCCGAGCCGAAGCCCTCCTGGTCCAGCACCGGGTCGAGGGCATCGCGAAGATCGACATGGCCAAGGGCGACATCGACGCCTACGTGGTCCTCGAAGACACCAACAAGACCAACGCGCGCAAGTCCAACAACTCGGCCGCCTCGATCGAGCTGGGCCGCGGTGGCTACACCGTCGAGGTTGTCGACGAGCGCGGCAAGGTCGTCAACGAGTACGAGGTGGCGCCGGCCGAGGGCCTGCACATCCTCACCGAGGCTTCCCACCTGCCCAAGCGCTCGCGCGGTCTGCGCGCAGCGACCGAGAAGCGGGTCAAGGTCAAGCAGCGCAAGCGGGGCGGGGGTCGAGGCTGATGGCCGGACTCCCCCCGGAGATCAAGGCGCTCGCCGAGCTCTCGCCCGTCGAAGACCTGATGCTCGCAGTGCTCCGCCAGGGTCTGCCCGGCATCCAGGTGCAGTCGCTCATCGCGAAGGGCCAGACCTTCCCGCTCGTCATTGCACGCCGCGACCCCTCCTTCGGGAACTGGGCGGGCGACACCCGATTCCTCGACGCAGCTCGCGTCGGGGTGCACGTCTTCTGCGAAGACCCTGACGGCGACGAGGACGCGGCGATCCTCTCGGAGGCCGTCCGCGTCGTGCTGCGAAACGCCTGGCTGAACCAGACGGTCTACCCAGGGCTCGGGCACATCACGCGAGTTGACCTCGCGTCCGCTCCTCGCCGGCAGACGGACTGGGCCACCTCGACGGGGCCGGTCCAGTACGCCGACCTGCCGACCGGTGTCTGGCGCTACGAGGCGACCTACGACATCGAGATCCGCAAGCCGCGCAACCGCCCGTTCCACACCAAGTAAGGAGTCCACTTCGTGGCACTGAACGATGCCGCCACTCTCGTCATCGGGAGCGGCAACTACCTGACCGCCCCGGTCGGAACCGACATCCCGACCGACCTCCTGGTCCCCGTCTCCCCGTGGGAGGCCGTGGGCCACACGTCGCTGGAGGACATCTTCTCGATCGCCTCCGAGGGCGGCGAGGCCACCGTGATCGGCTCGCTCCAGAACAAGAGCCTGCGCACCAAGTACTCGGCCCGTACCGAGACGATGGCGTTCACGCTCCAGCAGTTCGACGTCAAGGGCCTGCGGCTCTACTACGGCTCGAACGCCCCGATCCTGCCTGACGGTTCGGTCGGCGTGCCGGCCGACCCGGTTCCGACCACGGCCGCGTTCCTCGCGGTGTTCGTGGACGGCGAGAACGTCTTCGCGTTCTACGCGCCGAAGGCGGAGATCTACCGCAACGACGACCTCAGCTTCGGTGACACCGAGTCCCTGGCCGGCCTGCCCCTCGGCGTGAAGCCGATGACGTACGGCGCCAACTCCTGGACGTACGCGATCACTCCGCTGGGCACCGTCTCGGCGACCGGCGCGACCGCTGGTACTCCGGGCACGTTCACCCCGGCCGGCTCGACCGCGCCGTACGACCTGGTCGACCTCGACCTGGTTACCGCCGACCCGGCTACCGCGTGGACCACCGGCCAGTACGTCGTACTGGGCGACGGCTCCAACGCCTACTGGAACGGCACCGACTGGGTCACCGGCATCGCTGCCTGATCCTGATCTCCCCGGCTGTGCAAGTGTCGCGGACCCACTTGCGCAGCCGGGGCCCCTCCGGGGGCTTCCCGATGGTCCGCACCGCACCACATCCCCTACGACTTGGAGGTCCGCACCCTCATGGCTCAGTTCACCCTCGACGACATCCGTGCCGCCGCTGACGCGAAGTACGGCTCGACCGACATCGCCCTGGACGAGAAGACCACCGTCCACCTGCTCAACCCCCTGCGCCTGCCGAAGGAGAAGCGGGCCCGGCTCATCGCCCTCCAGGACGAGATGGACGCCGATGGCAACGACGTCGACCAGGAAGCGCTCCTGGCTGAGGCGATCCGCCTGGTGGCCGACCACCCGAAGAAGGCGGACTCCCTCCTGAGCGCGGTCGGTGACGACCTCGCGGTCCTGGCCCAGATCTTCGAGACCTACGGCAAGGGGACGCAGGCGGGGGAAGCCTCGGCCTCTGCAAGCTGATCGACGAGTACGGGGAGGGGCTGTACGCCGACCTCCGCTTCCACTACGGCATCGACCTGGTGGACGTGATCGAGGGACGCGGCCCCTCCCCGTACTTCGTCATGGCGCTTGTCCGGAGGCTGCCTGACACCTCCCTGACCGTCGCTCTCGCGTCGGGCGGCAGGGACCACTTCGGGTGGGGCATCGACCGCCACCTGAAGGCCGACATCTTCGACGCGATCAACCAGAACACCAGGGCGACCGGCAACTGGGGCAAGGGCAAGGCGCCCAAGATCCCGGTCTGGCCTCGCCCGAAGGCGCTGAAGAAGCCCAACAAGACCAGCGGCCCGAAGACGGCCGGCAAGCGGGTCTCCGTGGCGGAGATCTACAAGCGGTTCACAGCCCGGAGGTAACCCCATGCCCCAGGGTCAGGTAATCGGCCGCGTCAGCGTCCGTGTACTGCCCGATACCAGCGAGTTCCGCCGCAAGGCGCAGAAGGATCTCGACAGGATCGAGAAGCAGCTCGAAGTCAAGGTCGAGGTCAAGCCCGTCATGGGCAACTTCGTCGGCGAGATGCTGAAGGAGATCCGCAAGCTCAACCAGCAGAACCGGCAGATGGACAGTCGCAAGGTCCGCATCTACACGAAGCTGGCCCTGTCGAACATCCCGGAAGAGCTGCGTAAGGCGATCCGCCGCTACGAGGACGTCGCCAAGTCGGAGAAGGTCCAGCTCAAGACCACGCTCGACACGACCGACATCGACGTCAAGATCAGCGACAAGTCGCTGCGGGACATGACCGACCAGCTCAAGGACTGGCGGGACCGCAACTCTCCGCTGAAGATCAAGATCGAGCCGGACGTCGCGGCTTCGTCGAGCGCGGCCACCTCGGCTCGCCTCGGCATTCTGACCCGGCCTCGTACGGTCTCGATCATCCCCGAGCTCAACAACGCGGCCGTCGCCAAGGTGGCCGCCTCGCTGGCGGCCCTCTCCGGTGTACGAGTGCTGAACAACCTGTTCACCAAGTTCAGCAACATCCTGCGGAACCTCGACAAGAACGTCCCGATCATCGGCTCCATCGCGACGGCCATCGCCGGCCTCGCGGCGTGGGGCATCTCGGCGACGAGCAACCTGTTCGCCTTGTCCGCGTCGCTCGCGCAGATCGGCGCGGTCGGCCTGACGCTGCCCGGCATCCTGGGCGGCTTCGCAGTGGGCATCGGCGTCACCGTCGCCGCCCTGAAGGACTTCAACAAGGAAGTCCCCGAGGTCAAGTCCGCGCTCGCGGACATGCAGAACTCGATCAGCTCGAACTTCTGGGCCCAGGCCCGCGAGCCGATCCGCGAACTGGTCGACGACCTCCTGCCGCGCTTCGCCTCGGGCTTCAAGTCCTCGGCTACGGAGATCGGCAAGTTCTTCGGCTCGTTCGCCACCGACCTGACGGCCGCGCTCGACCCCGGCCTGGTCGACAAGATGTTCGGCTACCTCAACGAGTCGATCACCACCGCGACCGGTGGCACCAAGGTCTTCGCCTCGATCATCGCCCAGCTCGGCGAGGTTGGCGCCTCCTACCTGCCGGACCTGGCGGGCTGGTTCGTCAACATCTCCAAGCAGTTCGACGACTGGCTGAAGAAGAAGGGCCAGATCGGACTCCAGGCAGAGATCGACCAGGGCATCACCGCCCTGAAGGATCTCGGCGGCGTCCTGAAGGAGACAGGCGGCATCCTCGCCGGCATCTCCCGCGCCGCGAACGAGGCGGGCGGCTCCTCCCTCGGGATGCTCCGCGACACCCTCGCGTCGATCCACACCACCGTCGACTCCAAGGGCTTCCAGAACGGGCTCGTCAACGTCTTCGAAGCCGCGCACCGCGCGATGAGCAACCTGGCCAACGGTGCCGGGCCGGCCGTGAAGAACCTCTTCATCGAGCTGTCCGACCTGCTGACCACGGTCCTCCCGCAGGCCGGCTCGATCATCGGCGTGGCGATGGGTGCCATCGCTGACGCGCTGGCGCAGCCGGCCGTCACCGAGGGCGTCAAGGCAGTCTTCACCGGCCTCTACCAGGCCGTGCAGGCGCTCGCCCCCATGATGGCCCCGCTCGGCCAGGCCCTCGGCGCCATCATGCAGGTCGTCGCCGCGATGCTCCCGGTCTTCTCCGGGCTCGTCACGGCCGCGGTCGTTCCGCTGGCCAACGCCTTCGCGGAGCTGGCCCCGCAGATCATTCCGATCGTCGAACTGCTCGGCGGCGCACTGACGTCGGCGTTCCAGGTCATCGGCCCGCTGATCCAGCAGCTCGTCCCCGTTGTCGGGGAGATGCTGGGTGCAGCCTTCGGGCTGCTCGCCGCGATCCTCCCGCCGATCGCCGAACTGTTCACGATGATCATGCAGGCCGTCGCGCCTCTGGTCGAACAGCTCGTCGGAGCTCTGGCCCCGATCCTCCCGGTCCTCGGCGAGGCCCTGGCCCAGATCTTCACCGCGCTTCAGCCGGTGGTCGAGATCGCGCTCCAGATCCTGACGGCAGTCATCGAGCCCCTGCTTCCGATGCTGTCCGAGGTGATCCAGGCCGTCCTGCCTCCGCTGGCGGACGCGATCACGCGAGTGGTCGAAGCGCTCCAGCCGTTCCTCCAGGCGCTGCTCGCGGTCGTCGACTTCATCATGCCGATCCTGGTCCCGATCATTCAGTTCCTGATCGAGATCCTGGCCGGCGCGCTGGTCGCCGCGATCAACGGCGTGGGCCTGGTCCTCGAAGGACTCAAGGAGTTCTTCGTCGGCGTCTGGGACTACATCGTCGGCTACTTCAAGATGATCTGGGGCATCTTCGAGGGCATCTTCACCGGCAACTGGGACACCTTCGAGGAAGGCTTCGACCAGCTCTGGGAAGGCATCAAGGGCATCTTCAAGGGTGCCTGGGACATCATCATCGGCGCTCTGGAAGTCTTCCTGAACGTCGGCATCCTGGGCACGGCCGGCAAGGCGTTCAAGGCCATCGGCGCGTTCTTCAAGTCCGCGTGGAAGGCCATCGCGAAGATCTTCACGGACTCCTTCGCGGCGATCCGGGGCTACATCAGCCTGTTCTTCACGGGCGCCCGCGGCCTCGTCTCGGACGGGCTCGCAGCGATCGGCCGGTTCTTCTCGTCCACCTGGACGTCGATCAGGACGACCGCCTCCACGGCGCTCGGCAAGCTCGTCTCGACTGTGGGCGAGTGGATCGGCAAGGCCGTGAAGACGCTCAAGGAGCTGCCCGGCAAGGCGAAGTCCGCGCTGAGCTCGCTCGGCTCGACCCTCGTCGAGGCCGGCAAGTCGCTGATCAAGGGCCTGATCAAGGGCATCAGCTCGATGTTCGGGGCCGTGAAGGACAAGCTCGGCAGCCTCACCTCGAAGCTGACCGACTGGAAGGGCCCGGAGTCCCTGGACCGCGTGCTCCTGGTGGGCGCCGGCCAGCTCGTCATCAACGGCTTCATCAAGGGCCTGGAGTCCCGCTACGACGCAGTGCGCAAGTCCCTCGCGGGACTGACGGACGACGTCGCCTCCACCGCGTTCGACGTCCCCGGCGTCAACGCGATCGGCGTGTCCGGTGGCGTGAGCGGCGCAGTGACGGCGGGCCTCGCCGGCTCGGCCGGTGGCGGCACCACGAAGGTACTCAACTACTACGCAGCGCCTGGCAGTTCGCTCGGGTCCGAAGAGGATCTGTTCGCCGCTGCCAACCGTGCGCGGTTTGGATGGTGATGCAGTAGATGCCGAAGCTGCTCCTGAGCAGCGAGACGGACACGCTCAACCTGAACGAGATCATGGACAAGGGCCTGGGCTACCAGGCCAAGACGGGGGTGACAGGCTTCGGCCTGCCCCCCGTCTCCGTCCAGTGGCTCGAAGGCGCCGGGGACGGCGCCGTTTTTCGTAGGCGACGTGTCCTGACGCGCGACATCGACATACCCCTGGAGATCCTGGCCAGGGACCGGCAACACCTCCAAGAGCTCGTCGACCGGCTGGCCCTCGCGCTGGCCGGTCCGTGCACGCTCACCCTCCTCGACGACGACGGCACGCGCTGGACGACGGACGTCTACCGCACAGGCGGAGGCGAGTACGCCTACGGCGAGGACACGACCGGCGAGCGCGAGTTCCAGACCGTCGTCACCTTCCGCTCCCCCGACCCGTACTGGACCTTCTCGGAGGCCCAGATCCGGTACATCGGCGGGAGCACCGCGGCGCCGTTCCTGTCCGCCCTGGTCAACGTGGAGATCTCCGCGTCCCAGGCGATCGGCGAGATCCAGCTCGACAACTCCGGTAACGCGGAGGCGTACCCGATCTGGGAGATCGCCGGCCCCGGCACCAACTTCCTCGCGGTCTCACCGGCCGGCGAGAAGCTGGCCTGGTCCGGGACGCTCCTGGCGAACCAGCGACTGACCATCGACACCCGCAAGGGCACGGTCGTCGACCAGGACGGCAACAACCGCTACGCCGAGCTCGAAGAGGCGCCCCGCTTCTGGACCGTCAAGCCCGGCCTGTCCACCGCAACCGCTCAGCTCGAAGACATCACGACTGCCTCGAAGATCACCTGCTCCTGGCGGCCTCGGAAGTGGATGGTGATCTGAGTGCGGCTGGAAGACATCACGGTCGAGGTCCGCGACAAGTCCCTGACTCGTCGCGGCCTCGTCCGGCCCGAGGAGCTTTCCCTGGAGCTCACGGACAACTTCAACAACGTCGGCGAGTGGAAGCTGACGCTGGCGGCCGAGAACCCGCTCGCGCAGATCCTTCGCCAGCCCGGCGCCGGCCTCATCATCACCGGCCCGAACGACGTCATCATGTCGGGCCCGATGGTGACTCCCGAGTTCGCCGCCACCCAGGACGACCCCGGAGGGTCCATCACCTTCACCGGGGTGTCCGACACCGTCATCCTCGCCGACACTCTGGCCTTCCCTGACCCGACCAACCCGAACGGCGCCAGCCAGACGCTCGCGCACGATGTCAGGCAGGGCAGCGCGGAGGACGTCATGCACTCCTTCGTCATGGCCAACATCGGTCCGACAGCCCCTGTTGAACGGCGCAAGACAGCGCTCGTCGACGGGGCCAGCCAGGGCCGCGGGCCTACCGTCATCAAGAGCGCACGCTTCCCCGTGCTCGGCAACCTTCTGACCGAGCTGGCCCTGCTCGGCAGCCTCGGCTTCCGTGTCGTGCAGCGCGGGATGAACCTGGTCTTCGAGACCTTTCAGATCACCGACCGCACCAAGCTGATCCGGCTCGACGTGGCCAACGGATCGCTCGCCGGCCAGCGCGTCGCCCTCTCCCCGCCCGGCGTCACGCGCGCCATCGTCGCGGGCCAGGGCGAGCTGGTGAAGCGCCAGTTCCTCCAGGTGCAGACGCCCGAGTCCATCGCCGCCGAGGCCGACTGGGGCCGGCGCATCGAGAGGTTCATCGACCAGCGCAACACCGACGACTGGAAGGAGCTCCAGCAGGCCGGCGACGAGGCGATGGAGGAGTCCGGCTTCACGGCCGTCAACGTCCAGGTCGTACCGATGGAGGACGGAGCCATGCGCTTCGGCCACGACTGGTACCTGGGTGACAAGGTCTCCGTCGTCGTCGAGGACCAGGAGCTCGTGTCCAACGCGACCGGCATGGTCCTGAAGGCAGGGTCTGACGGCTTCCAGGTCGGCGTCTTGCTCGGCGATCCGACCGGCTTCTCCGTGGATGCCGCGCTCTCGAAGCGTGTGACGAACACCGAGGCCCGCGTCTCGCAGCTTGAGCGGACGTCAGACATCGGCGTCGCAGCAGACAACCAGCTCTTCTCGATCATGGGGGTGTACTGATGGCCACAGCGCCGAAGAACTTCTGGCGGGGCCAGCTCCCCACGGAGGAGTCCATCGTCTACACCGTTCCACCGGACGGTCAGGCGATCATCACGGACATCGTCTGCACGAACATGAGCGCGTCGAGCGCGCTCCTCGCAGTGAAGGTCAACGGCACGCCGCTCCTCGCGAACATCGGCGTCCACCCGAACGGTGTCTTCACGCTCCGGATCTCAACGGTCCTCGAACCCAACGACTCGATCAGCATCCAGGGCAACTCGGCCACGGCCTACGCCCACATCAGCGGAGTGGAGGTCGCGTAAGTGCCGAACACGTACTACCCCTACGACAACGGGACCGTGGGCCCGACCGGGCCCGAGGGTCCGCAGGGTCCGGCCGGACCGGCTGGCGCCAACGGCGTCGTCCAGTCCGTCAACGGACAGAGCGTCGAAGCTGTCGTCCTCGACGCGGACGACGTGGGCGCCCTGCCCTCGAACGCCAACGCCACACTCAACGCCACGTACCTGGGAGTCAGCCGGCCGGCCGGCAACTACCGGGTGGTCCGGTGGATGACCGATGGCACGAGCCGCTGGGAAGCGCAGGCCGACGACGTCGCCGAGACCGGCTCGGGCGCGGGCTCCGACTTCCGCCTGGCCGCCCGCAACGACGACGGCTCCTTCAACAAGACCACCGTCCACGCGAAGCGGTCGGACGGCACGATCAGCTTCGGCACGACCGTCCACCACGGCTCCGCCCAGGTGACGTCGTCCGGCTCGATCGGCCTGCGAGACGTCGGGACCGACCCGGCCACCACCTCGGGCGGCGTCTTCATCTACTCCAAGTCCGGGAAGATGTTCGTCAAGCAGGCGGACGGCACCAGCTTCCAGATCGCGCAGGTCAGCTACCCGGTCACCTCGGTGAACGGCGAGACCGGCAACGTCAACCTCGGCGCGGCCGACGTGGGCGCCCTGCCTGCAACGGCCGGCGAGGTCATGCAGACCCTGCCCATCAACGGAGCGGCCGGATCGAGCCGCACCCTGACCTTCCGCACCAACAGCGTGAACCGCTGGACGCTGGCCGCAGGCACCGACGTCGAGACCGGCACCGATGCCGCGGGCTCGAACCTCAGCCTGGCCAGCCGCAACGACGACGGCTCCTACCGGGCCACCGTCATCGACGCGAACCGCTCCACGGGGCAGGTCGCGATCGGCGGCAGTACGAAGCTGTCGGATGCGAAGCTCACCGTGATCAACGGCGTGGGTGTCATCAACCGCACCGAGGACCCGGTCCCCCCTGCGCAGGGCTTCGTGATGTACGCGAAGAACGGACTGCCCTACGTCATCCAGTCCGATGGCACGATCTTCCAGGTCGGCTCGGGCGGAGGTGGCACGGGCGGCGCAGTGGACTCCGTCAACGGCAAGACCGGCATCGTCCAGCTCACCGCGGCCGACGTGAACGCCCTGCCCGTAGAGGGTGGAACCCTGACTGGCCCGGTCAACATCACGCCGGCCTCCGGGCACGGCTTCACCGCCTACGGCAGCGTCGACCCGGCCACGTACTTCCGCGTGACGGACGGCGGCCACCCGTACAGCAACAGCCTCCGGTCCACGTTCTACAACCTGGGCGTCGGTGACACGACCGCCCCCTTCGGTGGCGGCAAGTTCGTGCTCGGCTTCAAGAACGCCAGCATCGTGCCGACCGAGACCCCGACGAACGGGGCTGTCGCCTACGCCGAGGGCGGCAAGCTGAAGGTGCTCCAGCAGGACGGTACGACCGTCACGGTCGGCGCCCAGGCTGTCTCCTCGGTGAACGGCCAGACCGGCGCCGTGGTGGTCGACCTCGACGACCTGGGCGGTATCCCCTACTCGGAGAAGGCTGCGGCCAACGGTGTCGCCTCGCTCGACTCCGCGAAGCGCGTGCCCGTCGCGCAGCTTCCCGACGTCGCCAAGCCGAGCGACTTCGCCCCGACCGACCTCGGCCTGAAGGCGTGGTCCAGCGACCCGGCGATGTGCTCGGTGCAGGTCGTCTACCCGACCAGCGGCTCGGGCCGCGTGACGGCCGTGAAGATCAACGAGGCCGTCTCGGTCTCGAAGATCGTGTGGTACTTCAAGGGCTACGCGGGCGGGCTGAAGACCGGCTCCTGGGCCGGCATCTACAACTCGTCCGGCACACTGATGCGGGCGACCGGCGACCTGTCCACCGCGGCCTACGAGCCGCAGGAACAGCACGACACGGGCGGCGGTAACTCCTGGAGCAACCTCACCTCTGCGGTCACGCTCCAGCCCGGCCTCTACTACGTCGTGTTCCGCATGGTCTACACCGAGAGCCCGGTCGACGGGCCCGCGATCCTGGCCTACGACAACAGCTCGGCGTGCCCGTCCCGGCTCGGCGTGAACAACATGTGGCGCTGGGCGTCGCTGACCACGTCGGCCTCGTCTGCCCCGTCCTCGATCAGCACCAGCTCGTTCACCGGAGACCCGAAGCGGTTCTGGGTCGGTCTCGCGTAAGGAGGTGTGAAAGTGTCGCTACTGCTTCCCGGCTACCAGCCGCACGGCATCGTGGCCCTTACGACGAACCTGGCGACCACCGCGTACGTCGGCGACACGGAGACGATGGTGTACCAGCTCCCGTTCATCGCCGCGCCCAAGCGGATCTACCGCGTGCACCTCCAGGTCTACGCGATCGACACGGACGGGACGGGAGACAACACCAACGCCAACATCCGGTACGCCAAGAACAGCATGATCATCAAGTGTCGGTGGGCCTCCGGGTCCACCGTCACCACCTCCGGGTCCACCACCGGAGAGCACCGGGTGACCGTCTACGACGACGACTCCACCACCGCATCCGGGGCCGACGTTGCCTTCTACCTGTGCAACCCCCCGGCCGGCCAGTTGACCGCAGGCATCTCGATCGCCACGGCTCGCGCCGCCGCCACCTACGGCATGGTGCGCATCCTGCCTGGCTCCTACTCGTACTTCGCCGTCGAGGACGTCGGCCCCTTCTCCGAGTAACTGACCCCTCTCCCCGAAGGAGGACTCTCTCCCGTGTCCATCAGTTCCTACCCGTTCGACGGCCAGGCCGTCTCCGAGGGGCAGTACAGCTACCTCTTCCGCGAGCTCGCGTCGCACTCTGGGGTCGCCGGCCCCGAGGGGCTGGGCAGCTCCAGCTTCTCCGTCATTGGTGACGGCTCGGGCATGAACGTCAAGGTCAACCCCGGCTTCGCGATCGTGCGTGGTCACGCCGTCCAGTCGACGGCGACCGAGACCATCACCATCGCAGCCGCGAGCGCAGCCCAGCGGTACGACCGCGTCGTCCTGCGCCTGGACCCGACCGCCAACTCGATCACCATCGCCGTTGTTCAGGGCAACTCGGGCGGAGGGGTGCCGGCCCTGACCCAGACCGACACGGGCATCTACGAGTTCCCCCTCGCGACCGTCACCATCCCGGTCGGCGCCGCGACCATCACGTCCGGCAACGTCCAGGGCGAGCGTGAGTTCCTGGGCAACACGGTCGGCGCCTGGACGACTGCGACGCGGCCGATGGCTCCGCGCATGGGCCGGCTCGGCTTCAACAACTCCACGAAGGTGTGGGAGTTCTGGGACGGTACTCAGTGGAAGGATCTGGCCCCGACGATCAACTGGGGCACGATCGAGGGGGCGCCGGCCACCTTCCCTCCGTCTGCGCACACGCACCCCTGGGGTGACGTAACCGGCAAGCCGACGACCTTCCCGCCCAGCTCGCACAACCACGACTGGGACCAGATCACCGGCAAGCCCTCGACGTACGCGCCGAGCTCGCACTCGCACTCCTGGTCCTCGATCACCTCGAAGCCGTCCACGTTCACGCCGAGCTCGCACAGCCACTCCGGATACCTGACGTCCGGCTCGACGATCTCCTGGGCCAACGGCTCGAAGAAGCCCCACAACAACGCTGCCTCCGGGTCCGGCACCTGGTACGCGGTGTGGGTCGAGGGCGACGGCACCTTCTGCCGGAACACCTCCTCGATCAAGTTCAAGGAGAACGTCCGCGACTACGCGGTGAACCCGGACGACGTCCTGGCCCTGCGCCCCGTCGTCTACGACCGCAAGGACACCGTCAACGAGGACGGCTCCGTGAAGGAGGGCCGCAAGGACGAGGTCGGCCTGATCGCGGAAGAGGTCGAGGCCGCGGGCCTGACCTGGCTGGTCAACTACCTGGACGGCGAGGTCGACGGCCTGCGCTACGACCTGCTCGGCGTCGCCCTGCTCCCGGTCGTCCAGCGCCAGGCGCAGCAGATCTCCGACCTGGAGGCCCGCCTCGCCCGACTGGAGGCCCAGCTCTCGTGACCGCCCTGGCCTTGGACCCCAGTGTGCAAGTGTCGCTGGTCACGGCGGGCAGCACGGTCGGGGTCGCCTTGATCGGCGTCCTGGTCGAGCTCGCCCGCCGTCAGCACAACGCGCTCAGCGCGGTCGCGGAGGACGTCTCGGTCGCCCGCGACCACGTCGCCAACACGCACACGACCAACCTGCGCGACGACATCGACTCCCTGATGCACCGCATCGACCGCGTCATCGACGCCCAGGAAGTGCACGGCCGCGAGCTGTCGGCCCTGCGCGAGGACATCGCCCACGAACGCCGCGAGCGCCTTGCCGTGGCCGAACGACTCGACGACCACATGGCTGCCACCGCGGCCTGACGAACAGGAGCACAGACAGAGTGAGCACGCAGGTTCAGGACATCCTGTCCACCGCGAAGGCCGAGGTCGGCAACCACGAGGAGTACTCGGGCGGCCACTGGGTCAACGACAGCAAGTACACCCGTTGGTACGGGAAGATCCCCGGCTACTCCCAGGACGGCTACGGCTACCCCTGGTGCGCCGTATACGTCACCTGGGTCGCGCACAAGGCCGGCCACGCCGGGCTGTACCCGAAGACGGCCGGCTGCGAGACCGCGGTGAACTGGTACAAGCGCAAGGGCCGCTTCAGCTTCTACCCCGCGATCGGTGCGCAGGTCTTCTTCGGCTCGAACGGCGGCACACACACCGGCATCGTCTACGACTACGACGACGACTACATCTACACCTACGAGGGCAACACCAACGCCTCGGGCGGGGCCGAGGGCGACGGCGTCTACAAGAAGAAGCGGGCCCGGCGCGACGCGTACACCTACGGCTACGGCTACCCCGAGTTCGCCGAGGGCATCAAGAGCGCGGACCCCGACTTCAAGGACGAGGCGCCGAAGGTCGACGTCACCCCCGCCCCTGAGAAGCCGGCCACCTCGACCCCGGCCTGGGACGGCAAGACCTTCCCCGGCGCGAGCGCCTTCAAGCTGGGCCAGTCCCACCCGGCCGTGACCGTCCTCGGTCAGCGCCTGGTCGCGCACGGTTTCGGCCGCTTCTACAAGGAGGGCCCCGGCCCCCGCTTCTCCGAGGCCGACAAGGACGCCACCCAGGCGTTCCAGAAGGCCCAGGGCTGGAGCGGTTCGGACGCGGACGGCTACCCCGGCGCCGAGACCTGGAAGCGGCTGCTCGCGGCGCCCAAGGCGGCCTCGAAGCCCGCGGCCCCGAAGTCCACGATCGTCGCGCTGAACAGCGCGGTGAAGCCCGGCGCCACGCACGCCCAGGTCAAGGAGCTCCAGCAGCTCCTGCTGAAGGCCGGCTACGGCCCGATACCCGGCGCGCTGTCCACCTACTACGGTCCCGAGACCCAGAAGGCGGTCGCGCGCTTCCACAACAAGAACCCGAAGCTCAAGTCGGCCGGTAAGTCCTACGACCCCGCGATCGGCAAGCAGGGCTTCGTCGAGCTCCAGAAGGAGGCCGGCCGCAAGTGAGCAAGCACCGGAAGGTGAGCGCGAAGGGTCTGAGTGTGATCGCTCGGGCCCTGCCCACCAAGTACAAGAGCAAGGCAGGGCTGGTGGCGGCAGTCGCCGGCCTGGTCGTGTCCGTCGCCGCGATCGTCGGCACCGACCATCCCGAGGTCGCGGCCGTGATCCAGGCCCTGACCGCGTTCGGCTTCGTCGAGAACGACACCGAGTAAGAGAGAGCCCCCGCCAGCCACGTAGGCCAGCGGGGGCTCTTCTGTCGTCTCTCAGCCCTGCTGCTTGGAGCGCTCGATCTCCTCCAGGGACGTGATCTTCGGGCGCCGTCGCGACGTCGTCTTCTTCGCGGCAGCGGCCTTCTTTGCGGGGGCAGCCTTCTTGGTGGCGACCCTCTTGGCGGCCGGGCGCTTCGGTACGACGGGGGCTGGCTCGGGCTCGGCTTCCGGCTCCGCTTCCGGTTCCTCGTACGCCTGTTCGACTTCGTCGTCTGCGACCTCCACCTCCTCCAGCCATTCCTCGAAGGGCTCGGCGTGCTCCTCGCACAGATCCTTCGAGACGGTACGGCCGTCGTCCACCGTGATGGTGTACCGCTTGGCGGGGATTACCTGGTCGATGTCGCAGGCCCGAAGAAGCATGTGTCCCTCCCGAGTGTGCATCTTGATGTGACCTCAACGATACTCGCGCAGAGTTGACCGGTGTGCAGTAGTGTGGAAGTGTTGCACGCCGACCAAGATCAACATTCACTACGGGGTAAGGAGGCTCATGGGAGCGCGCAAGATCCAGGATGAGGGGGAGGTCATCCGCTGGTTCGAAGAGGGACGCACGTACCAGTGGATGATCGACAAGTACAAGGAGAAGTACGGCATCGACACGGTGCCCTCCATGTGGGGGAACTTCCGGCGTCGCCGCGGGCTCGATCGCCGCATCATCCGTGACGACGAGCTCATCCCCTGGTTCGTGAAGGAGGAGCACCGCTGGGCCTACCCGCTGGTCATGCTCCGGACCGAGGCCCGGCAGCGCGCCGGCAACCCGGTCACTCCTGCCGACCAGGGCCGGCTCAAGACGTGGAAGGAGATGCTGGAGGAGGAGAATGCCGTCGTCCACTACGACCCGGACACGGAGGAGGGCTTCTTCTACGTGCCCCGGCAGCCCGGCGATGACGACATCATCCACCGACCGGAGAAGAAGACCACAGCTCGCCCGAATGCGGACAAGGAGTAAACTTGTTCGCGTAGGTACCGAAGCCCCCACACTGGAACTGTGGGGGCTTCGGCATGTCAAGAGTAGGGGCCACCTTTCTCATCACAAAATTGTTCAAGGAACCTGCGCAACCCTTTCCCCTCTTTCGGAGTCGTACCTTCCGATCGTGAAGATCTCGTGACCGTGATCGGTTGACAGATCGTTGAGCGTTCATGCAGGATGAATCTTGTCAGCGACACTTGCACAGCCTGGGAGGTCGAGTAGATGGAGAACAGGTCGGGGGTGGCCTCGTACGGACCTGAAGGCTGGAGGGGGCAGGGCGAGCTCAGCTCTCCAGATGAGCTGATTACGCTGCACGTCGACTACGGCGACGAAGACTTTTACATCGACGCGAGGATGGGCCACAAGCCGTCCGACATGAGGTCGATACTGGCGCAGGCCAGGGCCCGCGGCCTTGAGCCGATGGACGCCGACGAGTGCGAGCCCGAGCTGCTGGAAGACGGCACCGTCCGGATCTACCTGGTGCTCGCCGAGGCGCCGGCCGCTACGCCAGTACTGAACCTCGCGGACCTCCAGGAGAAGCGGCGCAACTCGGCCGCCAAGCGCATGACGCTGGCCTTCGCGCTCGCCGCCTCGGTGGCCGCAGCTCTGCTCCTGCCGAGCCCGCTGCGCTACGACTACTTCCCGGACCACAAGGACCAGGCCGACCAGACGGAGCAGTACGCACCGACGCGCGTCCTGCCGGCCAACGCTTCGACGAAAGGTGACTGAGTGACCCTGAACCTGATCGAGATCCCCCAGCAAGCCAAGCCCCTGCACCCGAACCTGTCCGTCCCGCGTGACGGCTGGGGCCGGCCGCTCATCGTCCCCGAGGACGGCGGCAAGCCGAAGGGGCACACCCGCACCACCACGTTCATCGACTGCATCGAGGACAAGTCGAACCTCATCGACTGGAAGGCCCGCAACGTCCTGGTCGGCATGACCAGGCGTCCGGACCTGGCCGACAAGGCGCGCGAGCTCGACCCCGAGGACCCGGCCGACAAGAAGCGGCTGAACGCCCTCGTCGAGCAGGCGGAGGATGCAGCCGGCGCGAACGACAAGTCGCGCAAGGGCACCTACCTGCACGACCTGTCGGAGTACGTGGACCGCGGTGACCCGCTGCCCAAGACCATCTCGGGCGCGGACCTGGACGACATGGCCGCCTACATGATGGCCACGTCGGTACTGAAGGTGATCGCGATCGAGCAGTTCGTCGTGGTGCCTGAGCTGGGTGTTGGCGGCACGTTCGACCGGCTGGCGTTCTACGAGGGCCCCGGCCCTGACGGCAAGCCGATCGCCGGCAACTTCATCACGGACACGAAGACCGGCAACATCCAGTACGGCAAGCTCAAGATGGCCTCGCAGCTCGCGGTGTACTCGCGCGGCAAGCTGTACGACCACACCCTCTTCCCGGTGGACGCTTCGGACAAGCAGGCGCTCGCCACCTGGAAGAAGACGCAGTTCACGGCAGAGCAGGCTGCTCCCGCTTACTCGCCGCTGCCCCCTGTGAACCAGGACTGGGGCATCATCGTCCACTTGCCAGCGGGCGAGGGAGTGTGTAACTTGTACTGGGTCAACCTGAACATCGGGTGGGCGCTGGCGCAACTTGCACTCGAAGTGCGTAAGGCCAGGTCAACGAAGGGTGCGATGCTCCCCTTCGTGAGCCAGTTCACACCGGCCGAGGTTGACTCTTCGGCCAAAGTGTGAAAGTGTAGCAACATCACCGCGAGAGAGGAGCACAACACCGCGTGAAGGTCACCATCAAGTACGGCAAGGGCTACGACGACTCCTGGGTCGTCTTCGAGGGGTCGACCCCGGATGTCAGGGCGGAAATCATCGACTACTTCGGGATGGACCCCGAGACCCAGCGGGGACTGAGCCTGAGCTCGATCGTCGTGAACGCCACGAACGTGGCGCACGGCAAGGGGTTGATCGCCACGGCGCTCGGAGCAACGGTCGTCGAGGAGACGAACACCGCCGCGCCGGCCAAGCCCACCGAAGACCCGTGGGCGGCGGCTTCGGCTGCCCAGTCTTCCGGACCTTGGCCCGGCAGTGCAAGTGTCGCAGAGCCGAAGAAGGAAGACCCCAACGCCTACATCCTCGGGGAGATCGAGAAGCAGACCACGGTCGACGGCCTGAAGAAGCTGTGGGCCGCGAACCAGTCCTTCTTCTCGGACGCGGGTGTCATGGCGGCCTGGAAGGCGAAGGGCAAGGCGCTCCAGGCGGCTGCCGCGTGAAGCGCGACCCCCTCGTAGACGCCCTTGCGGCGGTCGTGATCGTGATCGCGCTCGTCGGAGGCATCTGGACTTGGACGTCCGCCCCTTGCGGGGTCTGGGCGTTCTCGAAGGCCGGCGACATGCCGGCACGCTGCATCAACCAGTAATCACACCGTAACTGCCCGCGTGGGCAACGAACGAAGGAGATCAACTCAGTGGCTCTCAACCTCATCGACATCCCGGTCCAGGGCGGCGGCTGGTTCAAGCCGAAGGACAACATCAACGCGGTGGCCATCCTCCTGGAGGTCCACCAGTTCGAGCGCCAGCGTCCCACCCCGAACGGCCCGAAGGACTCCGTCCTCGCGGACGTCACGATCTTCCAGGACGCGGCCTCCCTCCAGGCCGGCACCCCGCAGGTGACCAAGGGCCAGAGGATCGAGCAGACCATCCTCGCCCGCGACCTGGAGACCATCGTCGGCGGCGCCACCATCGTGCGCCTGGAGCAGGTGCCCCCGAAGAAGCCCGGCGCGCACCCGGCGTGGGTGTGGCGGCCGATCACCGACGCGGCCGTGCGCAACGCGGTGGTCGCGTACGCCGAGAAGCGCGAGAAGGAGGCGGAGGCGGCTCTCGCGGCCGTTCCCGACTTCGACTGATCTGACTGTGTAAGTGTCGCTACGAGCAAGGAAGGGAGGGACATGAGCGGGCGCCAGCCCGCAGGAGGGAGGGTCGAGTGAGACCTTCGAGAGATGAGTGGGCGCTCGGCATCGCTGCCGAGGTGGCCACGATGGCTGACTGCACACGGGCCCAGGTGGGGGCCCTGATCCTGAACCACCGCAAGCGCATCCTGGGCGTGGGCTACAACGGCCTGCCGCCCGGCATCCCCGGCTGCAAGACCGCAGGCAACTGCCCCCGAGGACGCATGTCCTACGCGGAGGTCGCAGCCGACAGCGACTACGCGAACTGCGCGGCCGACCACGCCGAGCGCAACGCGATCCGAGACGCCCTGGACAAGGGCATCCACCCGGACGAGCTGAAGGGCTCCGTCCTGTACGTCACCCGCAAGCCGTGCCCGGCCTGCCAGACCCTGATCACCGCCGTTGGCATCGGACGCGTCGTCGTTCGAGGAGAGGAGAACCCCGAGTGCTCACCCCAGGACGATCCCTTTCGCTCCATGCTGCAAGCGGCCGTGAACTCCCGCGCGTAGAGGCGTTCGACGACCTGTACGCGATGGGCGTGCGGCCCCGGCACGGCGAGGTCATCATGGTGGCCGGCCGCTCGGGCACGCAGAAGTCGGGCTTCGCCCTGTTCTGGGTGGCGCAGATGAACCTGCCGACGCTGTACTTCTCCGCGGACATGAGCGCCTTCACCGCGTCCTCGCGCCTTGCGTCGATGGCCACGATGGACACGACCGAGATGGTCGAGGCCGGCATGGCGGAGGGCGGCAAGTACAGGCAGGCGTACATCGACGCGCTGGCCGACTCGAAGATCACCTTCTCCTTCGGCTCGCCGATCTCCTGGCGGGCGGTCGACGAGGAGCTGGAGGCGTACGTCGAGCTGTGGGACGCGTACCCGGAGGTGCTGGTCTTCGACAACCTGATGGACTTCGAGGGCGCCGAGAGCGACTACACCGAGCAGATGGCGGTCATGCAGGGCTGCACCGAGCTGGCCCGCCACACGGGCGCGACGGTCATCATCCTGCACCACGCGAGCGACAAGAACTGGGAGGCCAAGACCAACCCCTGGGCTCCCCCGTCCCGCGACCAGGTCAAGGGCGGTCTGTCCGAGAAGCCTGAGCTCTCGCTCTCCGTGGCCCTGGACCCGACGTCGCTCGCCTACAACGTGGCGTGCATCAAGCAGCGCATGGGCCCCTGCGATCCGACTGCCGGCCGCTACGCCACGATGATCTGCCAGCCCGAGTACACGCGGTTCAAGAAGGCCGAGGCGCGGGCGATCATCCAGCAGGCGAAGCCGGCCGAGGAGTGGTCGCCGACGAAGGTAGCCCTGTCTCTCGGGTCGTAAGTGTGATACTGTCGCAGAGCTTGCCGGGTCTCGCCCGGTTCTTTTTTTCGAGGAGGTGTGTAAGTTGAGCAACAGCATCGCGGCACGGAACAAGCGCAACAAGCGCAAGGGGGCCGACTGGGAGTCGGACCTGCGCGAGGGCCTGCGCGAGGAGGGCTTCGACGTCGAGTCCCTGCGCCTGGCCGGCAAGGAGGACGAGGGCGACCTGGTCATCCGCGAGGGCGACGGCAAGTACTTGGTGATCGAGGCCAAGAACGCGAAGTTCGAGCCCGGCGTGTTCCTGGGTGAGGCCATCGTCGAGCGGGAGAACTTCGCCAAGCACCGCGGCCTGGACCTCGAAGACGTCGAGTCCATCGTCGTCGTCAAGCGCCGGGGCAAGGGGTGGCGCAAGGCGTTCGTGCTCACGACCGTCGAGGACTACCTCGGACTGGACCCGCAGTGATCGCCGGGTTCGAGGAGTTCCTGAAGTGGCACGCCGCCTGGGCCGAAACGCTCGACCAGGCCCGTGCCTTCGTCGCCTTCTGGTGCGACGACGAGTCCGACTACGACCTGATCCTCGCCGTCGAGGAAGCCCTGGAGGTGACGCACGTATGAGGTTCCACCGCATCGACTCTGACCGGTCGGGCGGCTCGGACAGCAAGCCCACCCTCGAAGCGGTCATGCACCACTTCGACGTCGACTTCAACGACCAGCGCAACACCGGCATGGCGAAGTGCCCGCTGCACGACGACAACACCCCGTCGATGTCCTACCGGCTCGACGAGGGCCTGTGGAACTGCCACTCCTGCGGAGCTGGCGGGGACAGCTTCACCATGATCGAGAAGTACCACGCCGAACAGCTCAGTCGGCAGATCGACTTCAAGCAGGCCAAGGCGTACGCCAAGGAGCACGGCCTCGAAGAAGGCGCGGTCGCCACCAAGAGCGACAGCTACACCAGCCGGTACGGAGGCGGCCACCGGGCCGCCCAGAAGAAGCCGGGCCAGAAGACCGGGAGCGGCTACGTGCCGGCCTGGAAGCGGAAGTAAGGAGGAGATCCAGCTTGGCCGAGCACGAACCGCTCACGCCGCTCTCGACGTCCCAGAAGGAGATGCTGGAGGAGGCAGTAGCCACCTACCAGGCACACCTCACGGCCGAGACGGCGGCCTACCTGATGGCGCGAGGTATCGGGCGGGACGAGGCCCTGGCCTTCCGGCTCGGGATCGTCGCCGACCCGGCGCCGGGACACGAGAAGTACCGAGGGATGCTCGCCATCCCCTACCTCGGCCGCGACGGACAGCCGCTCACCGTGCGCTTCCGCTGCCTGAGCGAGCACAACCACCGCGACTACTTCCACGGCAAGTACAACACGATCAAGGACGACATCCCCCGCATGTTCCACGTCGGGGCCGTCCACCGCGCAGGCGAAGAGATCCACGTCACCGAGGGCGAGCTCGACGCGATCATCCTGAACAAGCTCGGCCTGCACGCGGTCGCCATCCCCGGCGCCAACATGTGGTTCGGCCGGCACCGAAGGATGCTCGCCGGCTTCAACCGCGTATGGACCTGGGCCGACCCCGACGACGCGGGCGCCGAGCTCACCGGCAAGATCACGCGGGCCCTGCGGTCCGCCAAGGCAGTGCGGCTGAAGGCCGACGTCACCGACACCTACATGGCACACGGAGCGGAGCACATCCTCTCGCTCATCCAGAAGAAGGAGGACTGACCCAGTGGCAGACGAGACCACCGAGAAGACCCCGGCCCCGAAGAAGACCACCCGTAAGCCCGACCCGGTGACGCAGCTCCTGAACGAGGTCAAGGCCGAGCTCAAGCACGTCGGCGACTGGGACGTGAAGCCCATCGCGGCCGGCCGCGCCGAGCAGTACGACCGCCGTGCCTCCGCCTGGGGCCGGCACTACGCCCAGCACGGCACGCTGGACGGGCTGATCCTGTCCCTCGGCTTCGAGGCCCTGGCCTCCCTCAACCCGGCCGAGCGCCGGCACTCCCTGGTTCAGCTCGCCGCCGCAGCGCTGGCTGCCGTCGAGAAGCTGGACGGCGGCAAGTGAACGAGGAGGAGTTCGCCGAGGAGTTCGAGGGCGAGGTCGTCACCGAGCCGCCGCTCGTCGACCACTTCTCCGCCGTGAAGAGGGCCGCGTCCATCGTGGGCGATCTCCGCAAGGAGCTCCGCAAGGAGGGCTTCTGCAAGGAGGAGACGTTCGAGCTGGTCCAGATGTACTGGGCCTCGGAGTTGGGAGCGTTCGACTGAGCGCGCTACCCGGCAGGCCGGGCCCCAAGCTGGAAGCCATCTACGAGGCCCTGAGCGAGGAGGAGAAGGACGCCCTGGTCCAGGCCCTCATCGAGCGTGCGATGCCCGCAGAACAGCTTGCAGCCCTGCTCACACACCACGGCCGAACCGTCTCGGCCTCAACGATCCGTACGTACCGACGCGCACTGCGCAGAGAGGGGGTGACCAGTGTCTGAACTGACCGATGCACTGCTCGCCAAGCCGACCGCGCCTGCGGTCGCCGGCCGGAAGACCGACCCCGAGAAGGACTTCACCCGCCAGATCGAGATCAAGGGCGACGAGGCCGACGTCACCGTCCGGGGCGAGACCTTCGAGGACAACGAGAGCGCTGCCACCGCGGTGCTCCAGGGCCAGGGCCTCGACCCTGCGGAGTGGACGGTCACCGGCCTGCGCTCCTCGGAGTGGACGATGGCCAACGGGGACACGGGCGTGTCGACCCGTTTCACTTTCGCCAGGCGTGCAAGTGTCGCAAGCGGGGGCCGTCCCCCGATCGACGAGCTCATCGCGGCCCTGGACGGAACCCCGGTCAACGTGATCGAGGTGCTGCCCGACACGGATGGCGAGGAGTACACCTTCGTCGTCGCCCTCGGCGACATGCAGTTCGGCAAGATCGACGGCGACGGAGTCGAGGGCACGCTCCAGCGCACGATCGACTGCCTGAACCGTGCCGCCGAGCTCCTGGTCGAGTACCGGATGCGGTTCAACATCCGCCACGTCCACATCGCCTGGCTCGGCGACCACGTCGAGGGCTTCGTCTCGCAGGGCGGCGCCAACACCTGGCGCACGCAGCTCACGCTGAACGAGCAGATCCGGCTCACCCGCCGCGTGATGCTCCACGCGCTCCTGCTCTTCGCCCCGGTGTGCAGCCGGCTCACGATGGCGGCCGTCCCCGGCAACCACGGCGAAGCGGTACGGATCAGCGGCAAGGGCCTGACGCGGTACGACGACAGCCACGACACCGAGTCCCTGATCGCCGTCAAGGACGCGGCCGACCTCAACCCCGACCGGTTCGGCCACGTCGAGTTCTTCGTGCCGGATACGGACGAGCTGACGGTCGTCGTCGAGTGCTCGGGCACAGTCGTCGCCCACGCCCACGGCCACCAGTTCCGGCCCGGCAAGCACTTCGAGTGGTGGAAGGGCCAGGCGTTCGGGCGCAGCTCGGCGATGCACCAGGCCGACCTGCTGCTCGCCGGCCACCTGCACCACGAGTTCATCGAAGCAGACGGGCCGCGGACCTTCATCCAGGTGCCGTCGATGGAGAGCGAGTCGACGTGGTTCCGGCACAGCAAGGGCGCGGAGGGCGCCCCCGGACTGATCGTCGCAGTGACCAAGGGCGGGCGCGTGCCCGTGAAGGAGGTAGTCAGCCAGTGAACATCATCGAGATCACCAACGCCTACGAGACCGCCGAGCAGGCGACCGTCGACTGGTCCGTGCTGGACCTCAAGCCCGTCACGGACGGCGCCCGCAGCGCGTCGTACGCCTTCGCCCGCGACTACAGCGGAGTGGTCGAGCGAGAGGACATGGAGCAGGAGCTCCTGGTCGCCTTCGCGCTCAGGCCCAGGATGGTCCGCGAGGTCATCGCCGAGGCCGACAACCCGGCAGGCGTGCTGAGCTACCGGGGGTACCGCATCCTGCGGGACCTGTTCAAGACGCAGGCCACGCACCAGCGCAAGCACACCTCCTACGAGGTGGCCCTCGACGTCGTCGGGGCTGGGGCCTGATGGCGGGCTACAACCGCGCGATTGTCGAGAAGATGCTGCCCGCCGTCTGGGACCAGGACGCGGCCTACGGCATGAAGAACGAGACCAAGCCCGACCCGGACATGCCCAAGGGCCACGTCGACAAGAAGAAGGGCTCCGACTTCCTGGTCCACATCGCCGACATCCGGCAGGCGTGGAAGCTCGCCGAGCTCACCATCGACGAGCGCCGCTCGGTCCTGCTCCGGTACGGCTTCGACCTCACCTACGAGGAGATCGCCGAGGAGTTCGGCGTGAACAAGTCCACCACGCAGCGTCGCAGCGAGCGGGGCGTGGGCAAGCTCGCCGCCCACCTGAACGGCGAGACGTACATCGACGGATACGACCAGTTGGAGGAAGCAGCGTGAGCGAGACCGCACCCGCAGAGATGGCAGACGGCCGGTTCGACTTCTACGACGACGTACGGGAGCTGTACTTCTGGCGCGACGAGCGCGCCGACAGCGCGAACGTCATCTACTCCCGCCCGTACACGGCCGAGGATGTCGCTGGCAAGGCGAAGCGGGCCCAGCTCGACGGCCTGCGGGCCGAGGCGGAGACGGCGATCCCCTACCTCGACGAGCGGATCGACCTGTCGCTGGCCTACTTCGACAACCCGGCGCCCACGGCCGAGGAGACGGCGGCGCAGATGAAGGTGCTGTCCGATCTCGCCGCGTACAGCGCCGGGACGCTGAAGCGGATGATCGTCGTGCTCGGCGAGCTGACCGGTCGGCCTGTGTAAGTGTCGCATGGCGGTAGTCCTTCGGGGCTGCCGCCTTGAGGCAGTGAGAGACCCCAACGAACACCAGGAGGAATTACCCAGTGAGCAACGTTCCCTTCGGCCCGACCGGCGAGCTCGTCTACAACCGCACCTACTCCCGCACGCTGGCCGACGGCTCGAAGGAGACCTGGCCCGACACCGTCCGCCGCGTCGCAGCCGGCAACCTCGCCCTCGTCCACGGCACCGACCAGACGGCCTGGAGCGAGGCTGTGCGGGCCGAATACGACGAGCTGGTCTCCTACATGGACGAGTTCGCCATCATCCCCGCAGGACGCCATCTGTGGGCGACCGGCGTGAAGGGCCGCCAGTACCTGTTCAACTGCCACGTCGCCCCCTGGGGTGACCGCCTGTCCCGGCACTTCGAGTTCACCTTCATGCGCCTGATGGAGGGCGGTGGGGTCGGCGGCAACTACAGCTCCAGCTACCTCCGCGAGTACGGCGCCCCGCGCCGCGAGCTCGAAGTCCACGTCGTGTGCGACCCCATGCACCAGGACTACGAGGAGATGAAGGCCGCGGGCCTGCTGTCCACCGAGTACGACTCGGACTGGGCCGGCGCCTTCGAGGTCGAGGACTCCCGCGAGGGCTGGGCCGACGCCCTGGTCGACCTCATCGACACCTTCATGACCGACGAGCCGGTCAAGCACAAGCAGCGCGTCTACGACGTGTCCCGCGTGCGCTGCAAGGGCAGCCGGCTGAAGACCTTCGGCGGCACCGCGAGCGGCCCCGGCCCCTTCGCCCGGATGCTCCAGGAGGTCGCCGTCGTCCTGAACGGCGCGGTCGGCGAGCGGCACGTCGAGGTCGGTGACGGCTTCGGCTGGGGCTACGAGCACCTGACCCCCGTCGAGGCGATGGAGATCGACCACGCCATCGCGGAGTGCGTGGTGTCGGGCGGCGTCCGGCGCTCGGCCCGCATGGCGATCTGCCGGTGGAACGACCCCTTCATCGACGCCTTCCTCGACTGCAAGGCGGACGGCTCCAAGCACTGGACGACGAACATCTCCGTCGAGATCGACCAGGACTTCATCGACTACCTGACCGGCAACAGGCACGACGACTTCGGGCCGGGCGGCAACGAGATGGCGTGGATGGTCCACAAGAAGGTCGTCGAAGGGATGCTCCGCAACGGCGAACCCGGCTACTGGAACAGCTCGTACTCCAACGAGGGCGAGGTCAACGAGGTCATCGCGACCAACCCCTGCGGGGAGATCGCGCTCCCTCCGACCGGCGCCTGCGTGCTCGGCCACGTCAACCTCGACTACTTCGCGCCGAAGGAGAAGGGCGGACGAGCCGACAGCAAGGGCCTCGCACGGGCGCACGAGCTGATGACCCGCTTCCTGATGCGAGCGACGTACGGCGACATGACCGACGACGAACAGCGTCACGTCATGCACACCGAACGACGCATCGGAGTCGGCCACTTGGGCGTGCAAGGCTTCCTCGCCAAGCACGGCATCCGGTACTCCGACGCCCCGTACCACCCCGCCTACCGCGGCCTGCTGAACAGCCTGACCGACACCGTCCGCGACGAGGCCCGCGAGTACGCCTTCCAGCTCCGCATACCCGAGCCCGTGAAGGTGACGACCGTGGCCCCGACCGGCTCGATCGCGAAGCTCCCCGGAGTGAGCGAGGGCATCCACCCGATCTACGCCCGGCACTTCCTGCGCCGCGTGCGGTTCTCGATGACCGACCCGGCCCAGGCCGCAACGGTGCAGGAGGCAGTGAACGCCGGCCTCCTGGTCGAGAAGTGCATCTACGATCAGTCCGGCAACACGATGGTCGTGGCCTACCCGACCAAGGAGAAGCTGGTCGCCGAGGTCGAGGCGATGGGCTACGACCCCGCCATCGTGCAGTCGGCCGACGAGATCGACCTCGGCTCGATGCTCGCCTTCCAGGCCATGTACCAGACCGAGTACGCCGACAACGCGGTGTCGTTCACGGCGAACTTCCCGGAGGGCAAGTACACGGTCGAGGAGGCTGCCGACATCATCGAGTCGTGGCTCCCGGACCTGAAGGGCACCACCCTGATGCCGGACGGAACGCGCGAGCAGGCCCCGTACGAGCGCCTGACCGCCGAGCAGTTCGCCCAGTACGAGGTGACCTCGATCGAGGACTCCACGGACGAGGAGTGCAGCACGGGCGCCTGCCCGGTGCGCTGATCGCATGACGAAGCCCCCTACCTGCGATGGGTAGGGGGCCTTCGCCGTTCCTGGGTCAGTCCGTCCGGGCCTCCACGATCAGCGTGCCGATGTGCCCCTCCTTCGGGGCGTCGAGCACGCTCGCCGAGACGCTGGTGAATCCCGCACTGGTCAGCAGGCGTTCCCACACCTCGGGCCGGTAGCTGTAGCGGTAGGTGAACATCGCCTTCCCCGCGAAGCCCCCCTTGTACATGCCCTGCGGGCCGTAGGCGCCGGGGATGGCCGGCGGTTGGGAGAACAGGAACACGCCCCCAGTGTTCAGGCGTTGGCGCACGAGCGGGAAGAGGCGGCCAGGGTTGGCGAACCAGGCCGCACCGAAGATCGAGTAGATCGCGTCGTAGGTGTCCTCGTGCGACGCGAGGTGTTCCAGAACGTCGCCCCGGTGGAAGGTCACCCCCTCCCACTTCTGCCGGGTCTTCTCGACCATGACCGGGGACAGGTCGACACCGACCGCCTTGACGCCACGGCCGGCGAGGTAGGCCAGGGCTCGACCGGTGCCGCAACCGATCTCCAGCACGGTCGACGGATCGCCCAGGAGCTCGGGGCCAGGGCCGTGCCCGGCGTACTGCGTCCAGCAGAAGGTCGGCTCGGCATCGTCCTTGAATGCCGACCCGGCGTAGGTGTCCCACAGCTCGGTCTCGGCGGCGAGGTCGTGAGGTACAGGCATGGTTCCTCTGTCGATGGTACGGACGGTGCCCCCACCCTCGAAGCGAGGACAGGGGCGCGAGGGCAGGGGCACCGTATCGGGGGTCAGTGGCTGTCGGGGACCTTGTTGTCGCACGGCGAGCAGTCGCTCGCGTCGATCGCCCACAGCTCCTCGTCGACAGCCCAGCCGTCCGAGCGGAGGAAGTCCGCGGTACGGATGCACAGACCGTCGCTGCGGCGCTGGATGAACGGGGCGTGATGCCGATACGCGCCGCCGTTGTAGGCGTCGCACATCGCGAAGTAGACGGGCGTGTCGAGGATGAGCTGGTGGACGCCGATGTCGACGAGCTTGCCGACACCGAGGTGCACGTCCTTGTGCTCCATCGTCGCGACCGTGTACGCCACGGCCTGGCCGAGGATGCGCTCCGCCATGTCGCGGACCATCGTGTTGTCGCGCAGGAGCAGGGCCACCTCGCGGTCCCAGAGGGACATCCCGCTGTCCAGGATGTTGACGGTCAGGTGCTGGAGCTTGGGCTGGAGCGCGTTGAGCAGGAGCTTCGGGTCACGCGTTCGCGCGGCCACCGGAGCTTCGAGGGCGAGCGTCATCTCTTCCTCTTCTCTTCGTGGTGCCGGTCCGTGCTTCCACTTACCGCCCCGTCAGCCGGCCTTCCTGTGTCACGGCTGACGGGGCGGGGCACAGCGGCCCTGCCCATCCACGACGGGGGAGCGCGTACGGGCAGGGCCAGTCTCAGGGGTTGCGCATGAAGGTGCGCCACGGCCGCGTGATGATCTCGCGGTAGGTGTGGTGCGACGGGTTGCGTCCGGAGTGCTGTATCGCCCAGGTCTGGGGCGGCTCCCAGTCGCCGTCCGCCCCGGACTTCTCTCCGCACACCGCGCACTCGAACTGGTGCGTCACCGCCTCGGCGTCGGGCTCGCGGTCGGGCGTAATCGTCCAGGTCTCGTGCCGGACGATCGCCTTCGGGCCGCTCACAGGCCCTTCCTCGTTGCCTCGTTGCGCGCAGCCAGGTGCAGGCTCAGCCGCTCTCGGGCAGTGAGACGCCGCAACGAGCGGGCGTCCCACTCCTTGCCTCCACTGACTGCCCGGAGCTGCACGCGGTCGCCGCCGAGGTGCCCCATGACGACACCAGGCACGTCCTTGCCGGTGTCCCACACCACGTCGCCGAGGTCGCACTCACCCGGCTCCAGGGTCGTCTGTTCTGTGTCCGTCGTGGCCATGATCCAAAGCTACGGTCGCCACAAGTGGCTGCCCAGACACGCAGCGTGGTAGTTCCCTGACGGACCGACAAGAACTGCTACGAGGCGTGGTAGTTACCCCGCGACGCCCAGGTGAACAGCCATGTCCCGCATGTCCTGGGTGAGCGTTCGCTTGCGTGTGCCCAGGATGTCACGCATGACGTGCCGGGCCATCGCCTGGTGCCTCAGCCACTCCGGGGACTCCGTCTTGATGCCGATCAGCTCGTCCATCGCGTCCTGGTGCGATCCGAGGATGACGTGGGCCTTGGCGACGTCGAGACGGTGCCTCGACCAGTTGTTGGCGCTCGGCCGGCCGAGCTTCTTCACGGCCTTGGGGCTCACGGGCCCGTCAGTGAGCCTGTTGAGCACTCCGCGGGCGTCCCCGACGAGGGCGAGGTCTTCGATCACCTTCGTTTCGGCCGTCACGGGCCCGAACGTGGTCCAGTGCTCCCGGAAGTTGACGTGCTCGCGGTCCAGGGCGCTCGCGGCGGTCGCCGCCATGCGCCGGGCTGCCTTGGCGACGTCGGGGCGGTTGTTGCGGCGCGCAGCGGAGGCGACGCGCAGGTTCAGCTCACCCCAGACGGCCAGTTGGCCCGGCGTGGCGGTGGAGAGGCGGGGTTCGACCTCCTCGGCCGTGGTGGCGGCCAGTTGCTCGGCCTCGTCGAAGCGGTCCTGCCGCAGGAGGAGCCAGCCCATGCCCACGATGCCCGTGGCTGCCAGTTGGGTCTGGCCGGCCTCCCGAGCGTCCAGGATGGCCCGCGAGAGGGCGTGGTAGGCCATGTCGTAGCGCCTCACCTGGGTGAGGTACTTCCCGGCCAGGAGGAAGGCGCTGGCGCGCGTGACGACCGCCTGCTGGCGTGCCTCGCCCTCGCTCAGGGCCACCGCGGTCTCGCTGGAGCGCAGGATGCCGGGCAGGCGCTTGGCGACGGAGTCGTAGCGGTCGGCGTGGTACAGGGCGTGCGAGTCGTCGATGTCCGACTGGATCGAGTGCAGATCTCGGACGTCGGTGGGTTCGGTCACCACCGTGGTCAGTCCGATCGGGGGCATGAGTGCCCGGCGCAGCTCGGTCAGCTTGGGGCCGTCGCCTTCCGCCTCATGGACGGGGGCCGGCGCCTCGGAGGCGAACAGGCTGGAAGTCGTGGTGCCGAGGGCTCGGGCGAGGGCGTGGATTGTCTCGACGGACGCGGTCCCGCCCTGCTCGACCTTGCGGACGGTGCCCACCGAGAGATCGGCCTCTTCGGCGAGCCGTTCCTGGGTCCAGCCTTCGCGGCGCCGATGGTTTCGGACGTTCTCCTGGAGCGACATGGAATCACCTCCCAACCAGCGTACTGTGAACGGCGAATCCCGTGCGGGGCTTGGGCTGGGGCGTGTACCCTGAAGCTGTAACAGCCGAACGAGCGGTACACCTTGGGGGTACCATGCCATTCATGCAAAATCGCGGGTCAGGGCAGGTCGCCGAGTGCGACATCTACGTCCGCATCAGCCAGGATCTCACGGGCGACGAGTACGGGGTCCAGCGGCAGGAGAAGCGCTGCCGGGCGCTCGCCGCACAGCTTGGGCTCAACGTCCGGCACGTCTGGGTCGACAACGACCTGAGCGCCACGAAGAAGAACGTCGTCCGGCCCGACTTCGAGGCCATGCTCCAGAGCAAGCCGCAGGCGATCGTGTGCTGGCACACCGACCGTCTCATCCGCGTGACGCGGGACCTGGAGCGCGTCATCGAGCTCGGGATCAACGTCTACGCGGTCGAGGCTGGCCACCTCGACCTGTCCACCCCGGCCGGTCGAGCTGTCGCCCGCACGGTGACGGCCTGGGCCACCTACGAGGGCGAGCAGAAGGCCGCGCGCCAGAAGCTCGCCAACCAGCAGGCCGCACAGCAGGGGCGCCCGTACACCGCGGGCATCCGGCCCTTCGGGTACGGCGACGACCACATGACGATCATCGCCGACGAGGCTGCGGCCATCGTCAAGGGCGCCCAGATGATCCTCGCCGGGGAGTCCCTGTCGGCGGTCGCGCGCAAGTGGGACGAGGCCAAGCTCCAGTCGCCCCGCAGCAAGGTCACGGGCGCCAAGGGGTGGACGCTGCGCGGCGTGAAGCAGGTGCTCACGTCCCCGCGCTACGCCGGGATGGCCACGTACCTCGGCGAGGTGATGGGGCAGGCGCAGTGGCCTCCGATCCTCGACCCCGAGGTGCACTACTCGGTCGTGGCCATCCTGAACAGTCCGGAGCGGTTCTCGGGGGGCAAGCGGACCGGCCGGACGCCGGGCACGCTGCTCGCCGGCATCGGGCAGTGCGGGTACGACGGCTGCACCGACACGGTCAACGGTCGCGGGTACCGGGGCGTCCTGGTGTACGGCTGCAAGGACACGCACACCCGCACGCCTCGCAGCATCGCCGATGACCGTGCGAGCAAGGCGACGCTGGCCCGGCTCATGTTCCCCGACTTCCTCGGGCAGATCCTGGAGTCCCAGAACGCCCAGGACGGCCAGTCAGGGGCTCAGCTCCAGAGTCAGGCACAGGAACTGCGGGACCGTCTCGACGGGCTGGCTGTGGCCTACGCAGAGGGTGCGATCAGCCTGTCCCAGATGACTGCTGGGTCGACGGCGCTCCAGAAGAAGCTCGAAGAGATCGAGTCGCAGATGGTGAGCTCGGCCGGCATCCCTCCGCTCGACCCGGTGAAGGGGATCGCCGGTCTGATCGAGGGGTGGCCGACTCTGCCTCTGCCGACGCGTCGTGCGTGGGTGGACTTCTGCTGCATCGTCACCCTGAACCCGGCCAAGGGCCGGCATCTGACCTCCATGACTGTCGATGATCACGTCACGATCGAGTGGCGGGACGTGAGCGAGTAACGGGTACGACGAAGCCCCGGCTACCCCCATTCGGGGGTGCCGGGGCTTTCGCTTGTCAGTTGTGGTGGCCGCTCTCCATTCGCTCGATGATGCCGAGGGCGTCCTCGTACCTGCCTGCCTCCTGCATCAGGAGGAGGCGGAGGTCGGCGAGCTTGGCTCGCGCCCACTTCGGGAGGACCGTCTCTCGCTCGGAGCTCATGAGCGTCGGGTACCGCTCGATCAGGTACTCGGGCCGCGACATCACGGGGCCACTCGACCGTTGCGGTTGTACGCCTCGTGCGTGATGGGCATCAGCTCGGCGAAGTGGTCCTCCATCTTGGAGGCGACCATCTCGATCTCCTGCTGCGGGAAGCTGGGGAAGGCGGCGTGTTCGCTCTTGGTCCGCAGTCCGAGGAAGTGCATCAGCGAGCGGGCGTTGCAGGTGGCGTAGTACGAGGTGAAGATGCCCACCGGCAGGACCATGCGGGCCACCTCGCGGGCGATGCCGGCGTGGAGCATGTCCTCGTAGGCGCCGTACGCCTCCTCGTAGGCGTACATCATGTTCGTCGCCATGCGGGCGAAGTGGGCGTCGCTGCCGTGCTTGAACTCGTAGGCGCCGGGCCGGCCGACCTGGAGGAGGGGGCGTTCCATGCCGGGGACGTAGAAGACGGGCTGCAACTGCTTGTAGCGTCCCGACTCCTCGTTGTAACTCCAGCCAGAACGGTGACGGAAGTGCTCGCGGGCCACGAAGATCGGGGCCTCGACGTAGAACGTCAGGGAGGTGTGCTCGAAGGGGCTGCCGTGCCGGTCCCGCGTCAGGAAGTTGATCAGGCCCTCGTCGCGTTCCAGGTCGACGACTCGTTCGTGGCTGCCTCCGATGGTGGAGACTCGGGCCGCGGTGGCGACGTCGGAGTCAGTGGCGCTGGCCTTGACGAGCTCGACGGTGACGTCGTTGCGGTACTGGACCTTGGTCACGGGGTGGGTATCTCCTCTTCGCGAAGCTGTCGTTCGTGGATGATGGGGGCGCCCGTCTGCCAGGCCAGGTCTTCCAGCTCGGCGAGCATCCGCCAGGCGGCGGACGACTTACCGAGGCCGGTGCGGTAGATGACGCTGGGCCTTCGGCCCTTGAGCAGGTGGATCAGGCGGAAGGGGATGACGTTCTCGGGCTTGACCTCCGGGAACAGGCGCTTCTGGTGGTAGCCGTAGACCACGGCGATCGGTTCCTGCGTCACTTACACAGCCTCCCCGGCGTGAATCAGGGCCTCGCGCAGCGCGGCCACCGTGCGGTTGTCCTTCTGGTCTCGGCCGGCGAGCTCCTTGCGCAGCGCCTCGTTCTCGTTCACGACGTCCTGCACGGCCTTGATCACGCGGGCCATGTTCGCCGGGCTCCAGACGTTGCGGTCGATGATCGCGTCGCCGAGGCTGAAGCCGAGCACCTGCGCGACCTTGCCCACCACGTACCGGGCCTCTCCGCCCTGGGAGTTCTGCTTGTAGGCGGCCTCGCAGTGGCCGGCGCGGCAGAGCTCGACCTCTCGGACGATGTCGGCCAGGTCCCCGGCCATGCCGCCCACCTTGGGCGCCGGCTCAGCGACGCTGGCGACGATGCCGGCCGCCTTCAGCGTGTCGAGCGGGCCTTCGAAGACGATCGAGCTGGCCTTGATCGCCTCGATGTCCACCTCGCCGGCACGCCTGGACTCCTCGGCGATGCGCTGGCCTTCCTGAATCCAGTCCCATCCGTTGCTCACTGTGTGATCTCCTCTCACGCGTGGATTCGGTACTCGTACGACGACCGCGACTCGGACGTCAGGTGCCAGCCGCCCTCGGGGCACTGGTAGCTGCGGCTCTCGATCCTGAGCCCGCGGCGCGTGCCGTGCGCGTCAGCGCGTCGGGTCCGCTTGGCTCGGGCCTTGCCGAGAGCCTTGTCGGCGTTGTGCTTGCTCATGAAGTCCCGCTTGGCTCCGCAGGCGCACGGCTTCCAGTCGACGGTGCTCACAGTTCGTTGACTCCCTTCGCTGCGCCCGCCTTGGCGGTCGTCTTCTTCTTGGTCTTGGCGCTCGGGTCGTCCTTGACGAACTTGGAGCACTCGCAGTCCACTCGGTGGCACTTGCCTCGGCTGGAGCCGTCCATCGCGTGGTTGAACGGGGCGTGTCCGCACTCGGGGTTCCAGCAGTAGCCGGGCCAGCTCGTCTTGCCGTCGTGGTTGGCGAGCAGAACGCCGGACGAGGTGAGCGGCACGACTCGGCCGGTACCTCCGAAGCTCATCTTCTTGGCGAAGCTCTCGGCTTCAGCGACGGCGCCGAAGGGGCCCATGTTCAGGCCCTTCGATCCGTCCGCCCAGGTGTGGACGAGGACGAAGAGGTCTCGCATCTGGAGCATGTCCCCGACCTCTTTGATGACGGCCTTGGCCATCTGCTCGGGGCTGTCGAACGTCGGGTCTTCGAGGATGTCGACGATCTTCTTGACCTCGTAGGCCCTCGGGGTGATCCTCACGAACGCCTCACTGCCGTTCTCCTCTCGTCTTGGCTGCCATCGTCAGGACCGGGGCGCCACCCCCGGCCGACCTCCTTCCGGAGGTTTCGGCGACACTTGCACACTCAGGGCAGAAGGTCTTCGAGCACGTCGAGCAGGGTCCGCAGGCTGCCGGCCGCGTCGGTCTCGTTCTCGGAGAGCTGGGAGTCGTAGGCCAAGCTGCCCTCGTACTCACCCTCCTCGACCAGCTTGTCGAGGTGGCCCTGGCGCTCGGTCTCCGCGAGCCGGTGCTCGGCGACGATCTGGCGGATCAGGAGCAGGGTCACGCGGTCCTCGCTGACCTCCTCGTGCCCCTCCTGGCTGATCTTCTGGCGAAGGGCGGCCTCGAAGTTCTTCAGGGCGTCCGTGGTGGTGGTCACTGCTCGGTTCCTCTCTCGATGACCCGCACTCCCCAGCGGCGGGCGTTGACGTAGGCGATCATGTTCTGTGTCGCCGTCTTGGTCGGGCTGTACCAGTCGCCGCCTCGTTTGAAGAGGGGCGTGTCTCTCTTGTCCAGGATCACGATCTTCGTGCCGTCCGGCAGGGCGTCGAGCTCCCGGATCGTTCTGACTGCGACAGTATCACACATGCGACAGTTGCACGAGATCGGCGACGCCGTACAGCTTCAGGTGCAGGTCCCGCACCGAGCCGTCGTTGATCAGCGTGTGGTCGTAGGCCCACCCGTCCAGGGCGACCTCGGATTCATGGACACGTCCTGCTCGATCACGGGCCGGCCCCGTGCCGGGCCTCTCCACCCGGATCAGCACGCCTCCCCGCTCGCTCACCGCGCGGGCCTCGTTCGGGAAGCGCACGTCGGTGATCACCAGGGCCGGGGCGTCCGCGTGCTCACGGAACAGGGCATCCACCCAGACGTCAGCTCCGAGCACCTTGCGGCCGGCCTCCGTGCCGGCGCGCTGGAGCAGGGCCCGCACCTCGGGGTACGTCGTCTTCGCGTAGTCCCAGCCGGTCGAGTCGACGAGCTTGCGCAGGCGCAGGTTCCCAGCTCCCCAGTGTCCGGGGATCAGCGGGTCCAGCGCGTACAGGAAGTCCTTCAGCTTGTCGGCGAAGGCCGCCTGCGTCCAGCCGTACTGGACCAGGGCCTCGGCCGCCTCGTTCTTCCCGCTCCGGGCGTAGCCGGCGAGTCCGATGACGAGCCTGTCACTCATCGTCGTCGTCCTCGTCGTACTCGGGGTCGAAGTCGATGATCACGCGGGCGACCCTGTCGCCCTCCAGCTCCGCGAACACGGGCCAGGCGCCGTCCCCGTACAGCGTCGGGATGCTCAGGCCCAGGCCGGGACCGGCCGGCTCGACGACGTCGTGGTTCTTCTTGTCCCACGGGTGCTTGCTGCACCACTCGGACCAGGTCTTGATGTGGTTGCTCGCGTCGCCGGTCGCGGTGTAGCAGGGGTCACCCACGAACACCGTCCCGGAGTCGACGTACACCGTGCCGATCTGCACTCGCTGGTCACTCACTGTCGGACTCCTTCGGGTACTCGGGGAAGATCAGGTCGGCCGCGTCGTCCGGCAGGTCGGAGCAGCCGGCACCGCAGCACTCAAGCCACTCGTGGGCGCGGATCTTCTCGGCCGCGTCGCGCTGGGCTGCGCGCACCAGGTCGTCGAGCTCACGCTTGCGCTCGTCGTACTCGTCGCCGTAGATGCCGCCCAGGATGTTGGCGAGCTGCACCTCGACGGTCGGCGCCCACCGCGGGGCTCCGTCCACGTACTCCCAGCCGTCTCGGTCGCGCGCCATCAGGCGGCCACCGCCTCGTAGTAGAACTCCTGGTTCACGTCACCGGCACGGACGAGCTCGCCCTCCAGGCGGTCGAACTCCCGGTCCACCGTCACCGCGACGGACTGCACGCGGGCCCGGCCTTCGATGAAGGCGATGCCCAGGTCAGTGATGGACCACCTCTGCTCCTGCTCGCGCCGGGCCAGGCCGAACCAGGCCAGCTTGGCGAAGACCGAGTACTCCGAGTTGGTCAGTTCCAGGTCGTCACGCTTCAGGCCGGCGCCCCCGTGCAGGTACAGCTTGCCCAGGCCCGAGACCTCGTTCTTACCGATGCGGCTGCGCTTCTCCACTGTCGTGCTCCTCTCGATGACGTGGCTCATCAGGGCGGGGGCCGTCACTCCGCGCCGACCTCCTCTCGGGAGGTTTCGCCTTGGGGTTGGTCGGGTCAGGCGCTCGGGTGCTGCTCCTTGATGTCCGTCCAGTAGTGGATGTCGGGCTTCGCCTTGCTGGACTGGCCCCGGATGATGGCCTGCACCGCCGTCTCGCCGGTCTCGTAGATGAAGCGGCCGAAGACGTACTCGGTGCCGTTGATGACGCGGGAGAAGATCTCGCCCCGGTAGGCGGGGTACCGGCCGCGCGCCGGTCCCTCGAAGGTCTGCGCGTTCTCGCGGGGGCCGATTTCGAAAGCCACTGCGGGCTCCTCTCGTAGGTGGGGTGGGTGGGTCAGACGGCCAGGGCCTTGCGGGTCCGTCCGATCTGGCGTCCGCCGATGTCGGCGCGCTCACCCGCTGCGCGGCCGTCCCGCCAGCCGTTGCCGGTCAGCCGACGACGGGGCGCGGTCTTGACCTTGGGGTGTGCCTGCTTGAAGAACCGCTCGACGGCCGCCTCGCGCTTGACCAGGACCAGCTCGGTGCTGGCGCCTCCGGTCTCCTGCTGGGCCTCCTGGAGGGCGGTCTCCTCGGCCTCCGTCAGGCGCTTGCGCACCGTGCTGGCGAAGCCAGCCATCCAGCTCTTGCGGTAGGCGGTGACGGACTCCCCGTACATCGGGCGGGCCTTCGCCATGCCGTTCAGGGCCTGGAGCTGGAGCGTGCTGAACAGCATCTCGATGCGGTCGAGCGTCGACTGGTGGGCGTAGACGCGGACCTTGCGGTACCGCTTGCCGTTGTCGTAGTCGGTCAGGTTCCAGTAGACGTTCTGCGCACCCAGTGCGTGGGTGATGGAGAAGAGCAGGGCCGCGCGGTCCGGGACGTACTTGCCCTTGATGTCGAAGGCCCGGTTGGTGAGCTCGTCCGTCTCCGGGCGGGCCTCGGCGAGCATCGCCTGCTCGATCCCGTACTTCGCCATCAGGGAGGCAGCTCGGGTGAAGTACGCCTCCGCCTCCTCGGGCGAGGCAGCCGGGTCCTCGGCCTTCGCGAGCAGGGCCTTGATCGTCGCAACCTTCGGGTTCACGGTCATCTCTGTTACACCTTCACAGTCATGGCTGCCATCATCAGGAGGTAGGCGCCACCCCACCCCGACCTCCTCTCGGGAGGTTTCGGCTTGCGACACTTGCACTACGAGGTCTCGCGGAACCCGTCGAAGCAGTAGATGTACGAGGTGTCGCCGACCTTCGCCCAGCACAGGCGGTGACCCCAGACCGTGCCCCAGTACTCCCGCTTGAGCGCGCGGTTCTTCGCCTTCCAGGCGGCCCGCTTCTTCGGGTCGTTCAGCTTCGGGTTCAGGTAGGTCACCTTCCCGGCGCGGTCGACCCAGTACGAGTAGCCCTTGCGGTTGCCGCGCTGGCCCGCGTCCCAGAAGCAGTTGCGGTCGTCGGAGTCGTCAGCGCATGGGCGCGTCGGCAGGCTCGGGGCGCGGTCCAGCTTGGCCGAGTACGCCACGGGCTCGGGGGTGGCCGGCGAGGCCGAGGCCAGGGAGTGCGGAGTCACGAGCACCAGCAGGCCGGCGAGCAGGGGGGCGAACAGCAGGGACTTCTTCACGAGGGGTGCTCCGTTTCGGGGGAAGGGTGAGGGCGCCAGTGCGGGGCGGCGGGGGTGTCCACTTGGGCGGGAGCTTGTACCGGTAGGCGGTCAGCTCGGGGATCTCGTGGGGCTCGGCGACGTTGTTCTCGACGGCGACCCTGTAGACGGTGGCGAACAGGGCGACCGACTGCTTGACGATCTCGCTGTAGCTCAGGCCGGTCGGGGCCAGGTCGGTGAGGTTGCGGGCCAGCTCCTTGTCGACCCGCGCACTCAACTGCCGGGGCAGTTCGCTCATGCGGGGATCAGCTCCTCCAGCACCTCGCCACCGGGGCTCACGATGCCCTCCTCGATCAGGGCCTGGGCGGTCCGGCCGTACGAACCCTGGAGGGTCCACGCCATACCGCTGCGGATCAGGGTGGCGAACAGCTCCACCACCTCGTCGATCTCCAGCTCGTCGGCCTCGAAGCTCATGAGGTCGATCGCGATGTCCTTCATGCGTCCCATCGGTCAGCCTTCCTGGATCTCGGTGAGCAGGACGGAGACCAGGCGGAAGGCGATCGTGAAGAGCGCCAGCTCAGCCCACCCTTCGAGGGTGTTGTTGTTGGGGGTGCCGTCCTTGCGGAGCTGGTCCAGCTCGCGGTATCCGCCGAGCTCGACGAACTGGCGCCACATCACCTCCTGGTCGGAGTCGGGCGCCTTGTCGGCCACCGAGTCCTGGATGCGCTCGCGGTACTCCTCGGCGGCCTCGGCCAGGGTGAGCTCCTGCTCCTTCGCGCGGAGCTCGACCGCCTCGATCGTCGCGTCGCGGACCTTGTCGAGGAGCATCGCGCCGTCTCCGTTCTGGTCGTCCGGGGCGAGCGCCCCAGCGATCGTCGCCAGGTGGTACGAGTTGTACTTCCGGATACCGTCGATCACGTTCATGTGCTACACCTTCACAGTGGGTGGCATCGTCAGGACCGGGAACCCCTCCCGGCCGACCGGGTCTCCCCGGTTTCGCCTTCCTGTTGGTTACAGTATCACAGCTCGCGCCACTTACACAGACGCTCAGCCGTAGCGGACCTCGTTGAAGATGGCCACCTGGACGATGACGTCGGCCGTGCCCGCGTCGATGTTGCCGGTCTCGATACCGTCCTTCTCGGTCCTCTCCAGCCACGAGTCCAGGATGTAGCCGTGGTACTCGCGGTTCACGTACTTCTGGTCGAGGTCGAGCAGCTTGCCGTACGCGGTGCGGATGTCGTCGGCGTTGAGGAAGTGCACCCCGTGCACCTCGCGCTCGTCGTCGAAGGGGAAGAGCGGGTGCGGCGCCGAGCCCTCGACGATGATCCACTTCTTGTCGTCGGGGAAGCCGGCGCGCTCTTCGTCGGTCGGCTCCGTGGCCCAGTACGTGATCCCTCCGTACGAGGCGGTGTCCATGATGTCCTGGGCCCGCTCGTCGGTCAGGAACGTCGTGATCTGCTCAGCGGTCGGCACTGTCTGGCTCCTCGGTCTCAGGCGGCGGCGGTGATGCGGGTGACGGCCGGGTTGTCGTACTTGTTGCGTCGCACCTCGCGGCGGGCCAGCGTGGTCGCCTTGTCCTTGCGGCGCGAGTCGCGGACGGTGCGGTCGTGGTCGCGGAACTTCGGGGTCACTGTGGTTCTCCTCTGCGTGTGCGGCTTGGCTCGTCAGGGCGTGGGCAGCCATCCCACACCGACCCCCTTCCAGGGGTTTCGCCTTGTGTCAGTGCTTCTGGAGCTCGTCGACCTCTCTGGTCAGGCCCTCGAAGCCGTCGTCGTCCAGCTCGGCGAGCAGGTCTTCCAGCTCCTCGCTCAGCTCGTCCTCGTCCAGGTCGGCCAGCTCGGCGACCGTCAGCCCCTTGAGCTCAGCGAACTCCTCGTCGCTCAGCACGCGCTCGTGGGTGCTGACCTCGGTCCAGCGCACGGTGTACGTCACGGGTGTCTCCTCAGAAGCCGAAGCGGAAGTTCTTGCCGAGCAGTTCGGGAGCGGTGGACTCGACGACCCACACCTCGTACACCGCGTCCCCGGATCTCCCGGTGCCGGTCTCGGGGAAGATGTGCTCGCCCTCCCAGTCCTCCCGCTCGTCGGAGTCCTCGGGGTACGGCAGGGGCACGGTCACGACCGCCTCGGTCTCGATCTCTGCGCCGTCCGCGTAGCTGTTCTCGATGCGGAGCTTGATGGTTGCGGTGCTCACAGGCCGATCTCCTTGATCAGTTCGTCTACGGTCGGGACCGGCTGCAACTCCCACGGGAGGGCCAGGAGCAGGCCCTCAACCTGCTCGGCCAGCTCGACGAGGGTCAGCCACTCGGGGGTGTGCGAGTCCTGCTCGGTGCGCCACTCCTCGACCTCCTTGACCAGGTCGCGGAGCTTGGTGGTGCGCTCGCGGATGTCGGCGCTCATGCCGCCAGCTCCGCGACGTACTCGGCGATCTCGTCCTCGCCCATGACGTGACCGTCCTGGTCGTCGTCGTCCTCGTAGACGTGGTGGCTGTCGCCGCCCTCGTCGCCGCTCGCGTGGCCCTCCAGCCAGGTCGCGGCCTCGTCCTTGTAGCCCGCCAGGGCCAGCAACCGGGCGACCGCGTCCGCCTCCGAGCAGGTGAACCCCGAGCCGGTGTGGTCGGCGGTCATGCCGTCCCCGAACACGCGGGCCAGCTCGGCGAGCGCGTCGTTCAGGTCGTCGTGCAGGACCACCAGGGGGGCCGGGGTCGGACGCGAGACCAGGGTCAGGGTCGGGGTCTTGCTCTTGCGGAACTTGCGGAACAGGTTCATCTGCTACACCTTCACACTGTGGCCTGCCATCATCAGGGCGTGGGCTGCCATCCCGCGCCAACCCCTTCCGGGGTTTCGGCTTGTCGCGACACTTGCACACTCAGACCTGCTTGTTGAACTCGGTGCCCCTCGTGGACGTCCCGACCAGCCGGTCCCGCCAGACCACCCAGGTCACGGACTGGACCGTCGAGGGGAGCTCCCCGAGGCGCTGGGCGGCCTCGCGGTAGCAGTGCGCGATCAGGGCGTACCTGTTCTTCGCGCCGAGCCCGCGGTCCCGTGCCCCGTACTCCTCGCCGACCGCGATGTCGTGGGCGTGCCGGTCGATGCAGACAGCGTCCGCGTCCGAAGGGTCGAGGATGCAGCGGTAGAAGTGGCCGGTCTTGCGGTCCATCGGGAGTACCTCGGCCGGGTCGGCGCCCGCCAGGATCTTGGCGGCCTTCGCCAGGGCGTCGCCCAGGTGGCCCGAGGGGTGGCCCGTCTCGTACGCCTGCTTGGCCAGCTCGACGTTCAGGGGCCATGCGGTCTGCGGGGAGAGTGCGGCGAGGAGTCCGGCGCCCGTGCGGACGTCGCCTTCGGTCATCATGTCGGCGACCTCGTGCGCCGTGCGGTACCACTGACGGCCGCGCATCTCCTGCCCGCTGTCCGCCGCCTGCCAGACGTCGATGACGTTCTGGACGTAGCGCTCTCGCGTCGCGGTGTCCGCCTTGATCGGGATCATGGACCTCTCGTCTCTCACTCGGGCTGCATCATCAGGACCAGGCCGCCACGCCTGACCGACCCACCGACCGAGGGCGGCCGGCTGGGGTTTCGCATGTGTGTGAGTTGCGCTCCCCCTCCCCCAAGGTGCTGGTGAGGTACGGGAGGGGGGCGCGGAAGTTGATCAACCGAGGTTGACTGCCCTCCTGAAGAACCCGGCTTCCCCGTCGCTGTCCTCGCGGTTGCGCCGCGCATCGAGCAACACCGTGGTTCCCCCGAACAACTTCATGTGTGACCTCTCGGTCTCGATGGGCTGATTCACCGGGTCGTGGCTGGCTCATCAGCGACCGGGGACCACCCGGTCGGACGCCCCGCAGGGCGTTTCGCCTGCGCTCCCGAAGGGGCGCCGCCTCACTGCGACACCCGCACCTCTCGGCTGCGGTATCGGGCCCAGTCGTGCACCTGGCCCTTCTCGATCCACGGGAGCCCGTCGTTCTTGCGGCGCGGACTCCACTCCATCTCTCGCCCGACTGCCGGGGTCACCGCCCCCACGATCGTCTTGCCGGACTTCATGGCCTCGACCAGCTCCTTCGCGGTCACTTCCTCGCCCCTTCCGCTGTCGCTACAGTATCACAGCCTGCTTCACTTGCACAGTCACACCAGGGACATGAACACCACGTCCGGCTCACCCTCGGTCCAGTTCGGGACGCGCTCCGTCTCCATGAACCCGAACTGCTTGTAGTAGTCGGGCAGGAAGCCGTCGAAGCAGTCCAGCTTGGACGCGCCCTTGTGGTTCACCGCGTCCCACACCAGGTCGGTACCGCGCCCCTTGACCGTGGAGAACAGGCCGATCAGCGTGCCGTCGCTGGCCACACCGAACCCGGACTGGAAGTCGTTGGTGAGGTAGTACCTCGCGCCCCTGGGCATCTCCTCGGGCTTGCTGGTCGCCTCCGCGATCCTCTCCGAGCCCGACCGGGCCCAGTCCAGGGCGGCGGTGTACTCGTGCCAGGAAGCGGGGTGCACGTAGATCGTCACAGTCGTCTCCTCAGACGGATGCAGGCTGGCATCATCAGCGACCAGGAACCACCCTGGCCGGACCCCCTCCCGGAGGTTTCGCCTTCGCTACACTTTCACACTACCGCCCGATGTAGTTGTCCTCCCATCTGCGGTAGGTCTCCGGGTCGTACGCGGCGTGCCACTCCTCCCAGCACGTCGAGGAGCAGAACTCCTCGTAGGACCGGATCGGGGCGTGGCAGCCCACGTTGTAGCACTCGCGCTCGTCGGTGTCGCTCACTTGCCCTCCGGGGGGAGCGGGATGTCGTTCTGGATCATGACCCACTGGCACGCAGCCTCCGACCCCTGCTCGCAGTCGTCCTGCTTGGCTTCAGCGAAGCCGTCGTTGAACACCGCCACCTCGTCCGTGGGGGCGTAGGCCGGGGGCGTGAGGCTCCAGGACAGAGCCCACCCCAGGGCCAGGCCGGCGAGTCCGCCGAGGATCGTCCTCCTCATCGGGCCAGCACCGCCGCCTTGTGCGCCTCGAACCGCTTGACCTCGGCGTCGTACGCCATCTCCGAGAGAACCAGCGGCAGGGCACGCAGGTTGTTCCTGCGGAGCTCCGCGTTGATCCGGGCCCGGTAGCGGCCGAGCTGGATCGAGTACTTGTCCTTGTCCAGGGAAACCATGACTGTCCTCTCAACTGAGCAGGCTGGCTCATCAGCGACCGGGAACCACCCGGCCGGACCCTCCCTTCGGAGGGTTTCGCCTTGGTTGGGCAGGCTCATCAGCGCCGGGCTGCCCAGTCCCGACGAACCGCCCTTGCGGGCGGTTTCGCCTTGCTACACTTGCACACTACACCAGCGGCAAGCAAGTCACACGGGTGACCTCGTACACCAGGCCGGTGTTCTCCGAGTAGTGCGGCCGGTACGGCTCCCAGCACGCATCGGCGACCAGGAGCTCAGAGTCGGGGCACCCGAGGATGCCCAGCCACTGCACCGTGTGCTCACCCTCGAAGGGCCACAGGTCGGACACCCAGTCGCTCGAACCGTTGCCGGTGTGGGCGTTGACCAGGTAGCCGTACTGCGTGCGCCACGGGCCGGGGTACTCGACCAGGTACTGCGGGTACCCGAACCGGCTGGCACAGCCGAAGCAGAGGTTGACGCGGTCGCCCTCGTAGGCCCGGTAGTAGTGGCTGGCCGCGATGGCGGAGTGGTCCAGGTCGTACGTGCAGGTTTCCATCGTGCGCTCCGTTCGTTGTGGTTGCTACACTTTCACACTTGGTGCGAAGTGTCAAGCCGCTCTCGCGGCGCAGTACTCCCCGTGGCCTTTGCGGCTACGTCTACCGACTCACGTCGGCCCCGTCCGGGGGAGCTTTGCGGAAGGGCCCTTGCGGACCCTCCCCCCGACTCTTGCGAGTCGGGTAGTTCATCGTGTGCGTTTCGGCAGGTTGCACTTCCTGTCACCGTTCGTTCGTTCCGGCCCGTTTGGCGTTTCCGCTTCCCGGTCCGTTCGGATTGAACGGTGAGCCCTGGTCACCTACTGGCACTGGCAGCGTTCGTAGCCCTCCGGATCGTGGCATCCCTCTCCGAAGCGTACGGCCTGAACACGGCTGCCCGATTGAACGGACGTCGTTTGGTGGCTGTACCCCAGGGGTTCGGCCTCTGCCTCGCGTTCCTGCCTGGATCACGGGAGCGGATACCCACTCCTACCAGGCTCTCCCGTCCGGGGGACCTGTGCCCTGCTGCTCTCACCCACACGCCTCCGGGGAGGCGTTGCGACGTCCCTTGCGGGGGCCGGGTGAGCGTCGTGCGAAGTTCTCGTTGCGCTGGCCTCTCGGTCTGCGCTGAAGCGACAGTATCACACTCGCTTCGGTCTGTGCAACTTGCGTTTCGCTTGGCTTGTGGCTGGGAGGCTGTTACCCCACATTGCGGTTCATGAACCAGCCGCGTCGTGATCGCTGGTCACCCGTCCCTGCCTGCCTTGCTGAGCTCCACTGTACCCGAGTTGGACCCGGTGTGCAAGTGGCGCTGTCTCCGTTCTGGTCTGCCTTGCGGCGTCCCGTCCTGGCGACAGACAGAACCTTGCATCACTTGCACACCGGATGTCAAGCCGCGCAGGTCAGAGCCTGTTTCCGCATGGCTGAGCGGCTGTCTCGCGGCCTGTCAGGGAAGGGCCGGGGTCTTGTGTCCAAAGGCAGCCGAGGGCGCGCGAGAGTAGCGCTGACAGCCTCGCCTGTCCAGTGTGGGCCGCGACACGTTGACAGATCCGGGTAGGGTGGGGTATGCCCCCCTGCGCGCGAGAGCGCTGACCGCCACGTCTT